GGGCCACCACGCAAGACCTCAGGGACCGCTTCCTCAGGGCGTCCAACCCGGACCCCGCGCCAGTCACGGCCGCGGACCAGGCGCTTCGGGTGCGCGGCGCGTGGATGATCCGAAGCGGCATCGTCGTGATAGCACTCGCCCTGGTCATCGCCGTCGTGTGGTACGCCGGGTTCAGCGAACACATACCGTCGCCGTTCCTCATGCCGCTCTACGGCGCCGGTTTCACCGCCATCACGCTCGGCTCCCTCGAGTACCTGAACCGGCCCACAAGGGAGACCCACCAGCGCGTCGTGGCGCGCCTGGACCGCATCGAGCGCGGCCTCACCAGCCTGGCCGACCTGCTACCCGAGGAACTCGCCCAGCGCTGGTACGCCGGCTACATCGAGGCCACCAAGGAAAGCCTGCAGCGGACCGGCACCGACCACTACCCGGCCAAGGCGCGCGGCACCGCCGACGTCATCAAGATCCAGCGGCGCAACGGGCAGCCCCGCTGACGCCTCAGAGGTCGCCCATCACGTTCACCCGGTCGTACGCTCGCCTCGCCCTCGCGGAACGCGCGGACGCGCCGTAGTGCCGCAGCATCTGAGGTGAGTCCCAGCCGTTCAGCTCCATCAGGTCACCCTCCGCGCCGCCGGCGTCGAGCCAGTTGTGGCTGAACGTGTGCCGGAACATGTGCGGGTGGATGCGCAGGCCGAGCCGCTCGCCGCGACGCTCGATGACCTGGTAGATACCCGACCTGGTCATGGCGACCCGGCGACGGACACCGAGCCACAGCGCGTCAAGGCCGGCTGCCGGGTGCTCCGCCCGCTTCCGCAGGTACCGGTCCAGGGCGAGCGCGCACTTGTGGTCGAACTTCACCTGCCGGGACTTGCCGCCCTTGCCGGTCACCACCGCGGTCCGGTCCTTCACGTCAACGTCGGCGACCCGCAGGTGGGTGATCTCCGACAGGCGGCAGCCCGTGCACGCGAACAGGCGCAGCAGCGCCGCGTCCCGGCGGGATTCGAAGTCCCGGCCCGCCTCGGCGTCCTTGATCAGCCGGCGCATGTCCTCGATGGCCAGCACCTGCACCATCTTGGTGCCCAGCTTCGGCGCCGTCGGCGGCTTGAACCGGTCGTACGGGTTCGCGATCTCCTCCTCCTCGGCCAGCCACTTGAAGAACGCCTGCAGGCAGCGGCCGATGTTGTTGCGGTACGACTGCTGATAGTCCAGGCCGGCCATGTGGACGAAGAACTGGCGCAGCTCGTCCCGGCCCACCTGCGGCCAGCGGCGCGCGCTCGTCTCGGCGGTGAGCCACCCGGCGAACCAGCGCACCGCATCGAGGTACATCTCCCGGGTCCGGGCGCTACGGCCGCCGGAGAGCATGTCGATCTCGAACGAATCGATCAGCGGCCCGAAGGCGCCGACGTCGCGCGGCACATGTCCCCGTCGGCCCGGCACGGCATCCCTCAATCCGATAGGCGAATCGTCTCTGAGCGATTGAGCCAACCGTATCAGGGTAGATACGGTCAAGGATCAACTGTGTTTGTGCAGGTGAGGCTATATTGGAGCCCCCGGTCGGAATCGAACCGACGACATCTCGCTTACAAGTAGAACCCCTGTGGACGATTGAGCACCCGCACGCCACCTGCGCAGGGCGTTCAACGGAAAACGCATAAGCGAAGGGTCGCCCAGGACCCTGCGGTAGTTCCCGGTCCATGCGGGTGAGCAGCTCGAGGTAGCCCTCGACGGTGGAGTCGGCGCGGCCGAGGTCGCGTAGGTGCCGCCTGTACGCGGCGAGGTGGCCGGTCACGACGGCCGCCATTCGTCCCGGTAACCCGGCCTGGCGGCGTACGGCAGAACGAGCAGGCGGACCGTCGGGCATGGCCACGTCTGCGCGTCCACTTCACACATGTCCGGAGCGCTGAATCCGAGCCGGGGGGCCACGTTGTCGGGCACTCGCCGGTGCAGTTCGAGAATCCGCCGCTTGGCGTCAACCTCGGCCAGCACGCGCGCCGGATCCCACCGGGCGATGTGCTCGGCGTCCTCGTGACTCGGTCGGCCGATGTCGTAGGCACCGACGCTGGCGATGACGTACATGCCGAAGGGCTCACTCGACTTCGATGCACTCGGTCCGCTGTGGCGGATGCTGGCGTTCGCCTCATCGCGCAGCCACGGAGCCATCGAGGCCGCCCGCGCCACCCGCTCGTCGTCGTCCAACTGCGCGCGCAGCCAGGCGATCAGTTCGTTCATCGGTCGGCCCGCCCCTCAGATGACCTGGCTCAGCCAGCCCTGCGGCGGCCCTCTTCGTCGTGTGCCTCCTGGCCGGCCAGGAACCGGAGGTAGTCCAGCCACTGCGCCTTGCGCCGGGAGTCGACCTTCGGGTCCTCGAGTATCGCGATCGCGTCCTCGGTCGTCGCATGGAACGCCCGCGCCGTCTCCGGCGGCAGGCCCATCTCCTCCTCGGTGACGTACCCGAGCAGCACCGGGATCCGCCGCGGATCCAGTCGCAGGGCGATGAAGATGGCACGCGCCTTCTCCGGCTCGGGCGCCTTGGTCTTCGCCTGCTCGTACCGGTTGATTGTCGGCCGGCTGACACCCGCGCGCTCCGCCAGGTCGTCCTGGCTCCATCCGCGGTACTCCCGCGTCGACCTGATGAGGGCGGCGAACCGGCGTAGCGGGTCGTCCTCATCGAGCGGCGGTTCGAGTGTCATGACTCCAGAGTATGGCAGGTCAGATACGTTGCCTCGTATCACCCCTGTTACATATCGGCTCTGATACAGACGCCCTGGTCCCATGCGCTACCCCCTTGCAGCCCCTACTCCGTCCCACGTTACAGAGTGACATAGATCAATAGCTGCACGAAGACTAACCGTCTGCCCTCTTGCGTATCAGACTTGATACGTGCATGCTCGTATCGTGCTTGATACGCAGACGCCCACGGAGGGCATCATGACTGATACGGACATCGGCCCGTATCCGCGGCTCACCGCTGCAGCCGTCGAGCGCGCCAAGACCAGGCTGAACATCTCTGACATCGACGCCCTCGGTCAAGAGCTCGGGTTCAGCCGCCAAAGCTTCTGGCGCGTTCGGCGCGGCCAGTACGACATCCGCCTCTCTCACGCCTGGAAGGTCGCCGAGCGCATCGGCTGGCCCCTGCACCGGGTGTTCGAGGGCGGGCCCCATGCCTGACTACTCCAACCACCACCAGCTCGCCGGCCGCATCGGCGGCCTGGTCAGCGCCGCCCGCCGCACCAATGAAGGCCACCGCAAGACCCGCGCTGCAGAAGGCCGTATGCGCCGGTTCCTCGAGCAGGTGCCGGCGGAGGTCACCGACCCGGCCGAGCGGATGCGCCGCGCCCTGCTACTGCAGCGGGCTCACATGCAGCGCATCGCAAAGAAGTCCGCCGACGTCCGTAGGAAGCCAGCGGCCTGAGACCCGGGCCCAGGCCGGTCGCTGCGCCGGAATCGCCGTCCGGCTTGGGCCCGCATCCACAACACGAAGCAGCGCCCCCAGCGCCCGGACAAGGCAAGAGCTGGAGGCGCCGACCCAAGGAGAAGTGTCCCATGACGGACGCGGGAACGAACGACCAGACCTCCGACGAGCGCCGCCGCCAAGCGTTCCTCGCCATCCACGACCTGTCCATGCAGCTGAATCTGCCCATGCCCCTGAGCGTGACGTTCAGCCGCAGCGGCATCACGATCCGACTCGACGACGACACCCCCGCCTCGGACGTCCAGGCATGGGCCGACGCCCTCGGTCTCGGCGCGATTCGCGGCCTTCCGGTCCCGGCAGGGAACTTCACCTCGGTCCGGGCCGATGCGTCGTCCTACGACCGCGGCGGCGAGCCGGCTTGGCTGAGCTTCGACCACGCGACCGTCTGGTCCGCCGACCACTCCCGCTGCGACGCGGGCGAGGTCGGTGAGCAGGCATGACGCAACCGCTGCAGCCGTCCGTCCACGCCCGCGCCGTCGAACTCCTCGACGCGCTCGGCCCCACCGTCACCGACGTCGCCCGCAACCTCCAGGCCGCCGGCATCAAGGGCGAGCGGGCAGCCTGCTACGCCTGCCCGATCACCGTCTACCTGCTGAACTCCGATCTGGGCTGCACGGCCGTGGACACCGGCGACGTCGAGATCGCCCTCTGGTTCGCCGAGTACCCGGTGGCCGCGGACGACGTCGTGTACGTGGACACCCCGGACCCGGTCGCGCAGTTCATCAACCAGTTCGACAACGGCGCCTACAACCAGCTGGCGGTGGCGTGATCATGACCGCGCCCGTCACCACCACCGAAGAAACCGTGCAGGGGCTCCTCGACGTCTGGGAAGCCAGCCTCCACCACATGGACGCCGTCGAACTCGACCACGAAGCGCAACGCGTCGAGCTGTACCGGAAGTCCCCAATGGCCGACCGGATGCGCGCCGCCATCGACACCGAACGAGCCGCCCGGAACGGCGGTGCGGCATGAACTACCTGTCGCTGTTCTCCGGCATCGGCGGCATCGACCTCGGCCTCGACCGCGCCGGCATGACCTGCGTCGGCCAGGTCGAGAAGGACCCCTATTGCCGATCTGTCCTTGACCGCCACTGGCCGGGAGTACCTAAACATGACGACGTTCACACAGCCTCGGCATGGTGGCTGGAAAAGACCCGGCCTGCCGTTGACCTGGTCGTCGGTGGATTCCCATGCCAGGACATCAGCAACGCCCACACCAACGGATCACGTCTTGCACTCGAAGGCCGAAAATCCGGGTTGTGGCGCCTCTTCGCCGACATCGTCGAGGCAGTCGGACCAGGCTGGGTCCTCGTCGAGAACGTCGGCGCCTGGAGGCGATGGGTGCCCGGCGTGCGGCGCGATCTCCACAATCTCGGGTACGCCAGCCTGCCAGTTCAGGTGTCCGCCGGTAGCGTCGGCGCTCCCCACAAGCGGCCCCGTGTCTTGGTGGTGGCCCACGCCAACAGCCAAGGCGAACCACTGCGCGCCATCCATGCGGAAGTGGCCGGCCTACGCCCGCTTCCAAGAGGTGGCGGGTACTGGCGGGGCACCCAACCCCGAGCTCTTCGAGTGGCTCATGGGGTTCCCGGGCAGATGGACCGACTTAGGGCCCTCGGCAACGCCGTCGTCCCCCAGGTCGCCGAGCGCATCGGACGGCTGATCCTCGCCCACGCCGAACAGGCGGTGACGGCATGAGCCACATCTACGCCTCCCTCGCGTACGGCCACTTCTCACCCAGCCGCGAAGTCCGCTTCGACCAGCTACGCCGCATCCGTGTCGCCGAAGGGCTACGCCACCACGCACTCGCCGCCGTCAACGCCGAACTCGCCAAGCCCGCCACCACCAACCCGCCCACCTACCGGCAGGTCGCCGAGGAGCACGGCTGGGACACGGCCGCCGGGCTGGTCAACCAGTGGATGGCCGACGGCTCCAAAGGCGAGTGGACCGACCAGCTCGAGGACGGTGCGCCGTGAGCCCCCAGGTGCTGGCCGCCTTCCTCGTAGCGGTCATCTGCTCCCTCGCCGCCTGCACCGCCGTCTGCTGGGCCGTTCACGAGAACGGCCGGCGGCGCAGCACCGACGCCCGCCTCCGCAAGGCCCAGGCCCGGCTGAACACCTACCGCCAGTGGGCCGACGACCACGTCTACCTCGCGTTCCCCGAGCCCCACGACCAGGAAGGCGGAGACCGCTCATGAGCACCGCAATCGTCGACCCGTCCGACACCGGAGAGATCGAGCCCACGCTCCCGGTCGGCGAGGCCACCGAAAACGTGGCCCTGCTCTACAACGTGCGGCCCCCCCGCCGGCCCGACGCGACCGGTGAGATCCCCGCCATCCGGCCGGACATGGGACCCAGTGATCCTGCGCCCTGCACGGTACGAGCGCCCGGCCGCCTTGAGGCGCGGCCGTGGGCGCCGCCGTTACCCGTCGCTGCTGGCACGCACCTGGCGCCGTCTGCGGGGTGCGTGGTGACCGCCCGTTTCAGCACCTGCAAATACCGGCCCATCCCAGCGAAGCCCGCCTTCATGGACGACCCCGCACGGCCCTGCGCCCCCGAGCGAGGCCGCGCGTACCTGTTCACCTCCGACGACCGCGGCGACCAGCGAGAAGCCAAGAAGATCTGCCTGCGGAGATGTCCCTTCCAGGTCGAATGCCTCCGCTACGCCCTCGAGCAGGACGAGCGCTGGCACGTCTGGGGAGGCGTCCTCATGTCATCCGGCATCGAACGTGCCCGCGCCCGGCGCAGCTACCACATCGACCGGCAGGTCCGCGAACTGTGGGAGAAGCGGCTCAGCGACGGCCAGATCGGCGCCGCCCTCGGCATCAACAAACGCACCGTCCGCGAGCACCGGCACCGCCAGCGGCTACCCGCCCTGTACGGGCCTGGCGGCAAGCGGAAGGCCGAGGTGGCGGCATGAACCTCAATCCACACACCCACAAACTGGATGGCCAGCCGCTCGTGGTCACGATCTGCGGCAGCACTCGCTTCCGCGCGGAGATGACCGAGGCGAATCGGGTGATGACTTTGAAGGGCCGCATCGTCCTCGCGCCCGGCGTCTTCGGTCACGACGGCGACGAGATGGCCGACGAGCAGAAGGCCGCCCTCGACGAACTGCACCTCCGGAAGATCGACATGTCCGACGAGGTGCTGGTGGTCAACCCCGGCGGATACATCGGCGAGTCGACGCGGCGGGAGATCGCCTACGCGCTCCAAACCGGAAAGACCGTGCGGTACGTCGCATGGGAGGCACCGGCATGACGTGCGCGCACGTCTGGCCCGACGAGCTGGAACCCGAAACCACCTGCCTGCACTGCGGGCTGGCGTACGCCGACTGGTCCGAGGTGGACGACGAAATGAGTGACCCGATCCCCGTCCCGGCGGTGCAACCCACGCCCGGCAGCCGGCTGGACGACCTGCTCGCGGTGTACGCCGGCCTCAAGCCGCAGGCCGACGAGATCGCGACGCGGCTGAAGACCGTGACCGACGCGATCAAGACCGAGCTGCTGGCGGCGGCGCCCGGGGCGCAGCGCGTCGACGTCGCTCACACGGCGCTGGCCCAGCCGCTGCGGCTGTCGTACGTGGAGACCTGGACGCTCGACACCAAACGGCTCAAGGCCGAGAACCCCGCTCTGTACGTCGCGTACGCCCGCAAGGGCGGCAGCTGGCAGCTGCGGGGGCGGTCGGCGTGAGCGAGCCGAGAGACGTGATCGGCGCTGTCCTGCCGAAGAGCCTGTCCCAGAAGAAGCGCGACGAGCTCACCGAACAGATCGTCAACGCCCTGTTCGATGCGGGGCTTCTGCTGGTCGACGATGCCACGACCATCGAGGTGCGCGGTGCCCGGGTACCGGTCGAGACGGTCGAGGCGTACGGGCTGACCATCAGGGTCGACGCCAACGGCAACGCCGCCGAGATCACCTCGCCGTGGGGCCTGGAGATCCTCGCGTGACCAGCGTCGAGGCATTCATGAGCGCGGCGCCGGCGAGCCCTGGAGGCAGCAGCCCCTGGGCCTCGCGGTACGCGGGCGAGCTCCGGCGGGTGGTGACCGATCAGGCGCGCGGCTCGGCCCGGAACCTGCAGCGGCATCTCGGCCCCAGCGAGCTGGGTGTGCCGTGCGACCGGCAGGTGGTCGGGAAGCTGGCCGGCCTGCCGGTCACCAACCACGTGGTGGACCCGTGGCCGTCGATCGTCGGTACCGCGGTGCACGCCTGGCTGGCCGACGCGTTCACCGCGGCCAACGCGCTGCTCGGGCAGGCGCGGTGGCTGGCCGAGCAGCGCGTGGTGCCGCACCCCGACCACGCCGGAACGGCCGACCTCTACGACGCAGCGGAAACGGCGGTCGTCGATCACAAAGTGCTCGGCGAGTCCAGCATGGCCAAGGTTCGCAGCGCGGCCGGGCCGCCTATTCACTACGTCATTCAGCTCCTGCTGTACGGCAAGGGCTACCGAAATCTCGGGCTGCCGGTGACGCGCGTCGCGCTGGCCGCCTATCCCCGCACGGCCGCCTCTTTGGACGGGCTCTACGTCTGGGAGCGGGCGACGGGGCCGCAGGACGACGCGCTGATCGACGAGGTTTTCCGCCTCACTGATCGACGTAAGGAAATCGCACGGCAATTGGTGAGCGGGCAGATCGCATTCACTGACATTCCCATTACAGCTGACGACGACCTCTGTTTCTTCTGCCCGTTCTACCGCCCACAGTCCAAGCGCGACAACGGACCCGGATGTCCCGGGCCCATCCACTGAGGAGAGCAGATGCAACCGCAGTACCCCGCCCAGTACCCGACCCAGCCGCCGATGCCGCAGTACCCCCAGCAGCCGGCGTACCCGGCCCCGCAGGGCTACCCGCAGCAGCCGGCGCCCACCTACCCCCAGGCCTATCCACAGCCGCAGTACGCCCCGCCGGCGCCGCCGGCCCAGCCCCTGCCGACCGGCACCCTGGACACCTTCTACCAGCAGCCCAGCTCCGGCGGCGGACCGTCGTTCAAGTTCATGGACGCCAACCGCCAGCCGCAGATCGGCAAGCACTACGAGGGCTTCGTCGCCCGGCCGGTCACCGACGCCGACGTGCGCGCGCAGACCGATCAGAGCGGCAACGTGCAGACCTATCGCGACGGCCGGCCGAAGTTCGTCATGGTCGTGCCGATGCAGGTCCAGCCCTCCCCGGAGTTCCCCGAGGGCCAGGCCGGCTGGTGGGTCAAGGGACAGGCCCGCGACGAGCTCGCCCGGGCCATGGCCGAGGCCGGCGCCCCAGCCGGCGCCCCCGAGGCCGGCGCGTTCATCCGCGTCACCCTCGTCAGCGTGCGGCCGATCCCGGGCCGGAACCCGGCCTACCAGTACCGGGTGGACTACGTCCGGCCCGGCAACCCGGCCCCGGCGCCGCAGCCGGTACAGCAGCCCGTCGCGGCCCCGGTGATGCAGCAGGCGCCGGTCCCTGCGCCGATGCCGCAGGCCGTTCCTCAGGTGCCGGTGCCGCAGCAGGTTCCGGCACCTGCGCCCGCCGCAGCAGCCCCCGCAGCGGCGGGCTTCACCCCGGAGCAAGCCGCCCTCTTCGCCAAGCTCACCGGCGCCCCCACCGGCTGAGCGGGCGACTGTCCGGCCCGGGCGTCCTTGCCCCTGCGCCCGGGCCGGGCGGTGACCTTCTCGGCCCACCCCAACTCGATGCACACGGAGGTGCCCCGATGAACCGTCTCCTGATCCGCCTGGCACTGGGCGCCGGTTACCTCGGCACCATCGTGGCCGCCAACTGGGCAGTTGCCCGGTTCGGCACCGTGGCGGTCGGCCTCGGTCTGGTCGCGCCGGCCGGTGTCTACTTCGCCGGGCTGGCCTTCACCCTGCGCGACCTGCTGCACGAACTGGTCGGCTGGCGCGCCGTCTTCGCAGTGATCGCCGCCGGCGCTGCCCTGTCCTTCTGGGTCGCCACACCCTCGCTCGCTCTCGCGTCGGCCGCAGCCTTCGGTCTGTCCGAACTGGCCGACCTGCTGGTGTACGCGCCGCTGCGCCAACGGCGCTGGCTGGTCGCGGTTGCGCTGTCCAATGTGGTCGGCCTGCTGGCCGATTCGGTGCTGTTCCTGACGCTCGCCTTCGGGTCGCTCACCTTCCTACCTGGTCAGGTCATCGGGAAGGCCTGGATGACGGCGCTGGCCGTGGTGCTGCTGGCCGCCGGGCGCCGGGCGTACCGCAGACGGACGGCCTGATGGAGACCTTCTACCTAGGCACGCACCAGCCCGGCTGGCTCAACTGGGCCGGGGTGCCGCTGTTCGTCTCCGACCGGCGCCTGCGTCGGTATGGCCAACTGCCGCGGGTAGCTGCGCCGTGGGCTTTGGACTCCGGCGGCTTCACCGAGCTGTCCACCCACGGCACCTGGGACCACGGGCCAACCCCTCGGGAGTACGTCGACCGGATCCATCGGTACCGGGACAAGATCGGCCAGCTGGACTGGGTTGCACCTCAGGACTGGATGTGCGAGCCCTTCATCCTCGCCAAAACCGGCCTCTCCGTACGCGATCACCAATGGCGGACCGTCGAGAACTACTTCACCCTGACCAGCCTGGCGCCCGACTTGCCGATCATCCCGGTACTGCAGGGCTTCGAGCCGCACGAGTACATGGAGTGCGTCGACTTGTACGCCAGCGCAGGCCTTGACCTGCGTGACCAGCCGCTAGTCGGCCTCGGGTCGGTCTGCCGCCGACAGGGCACGGAGGCAGCCGAGCGGATCGTCAAGGCACTGCACTCGCGCGGTATCACCCGCCTGCACGGGTTCGGCGTCAAGAAGCTCGGGCTGCAGCGGTTCGGTCACCTGCTCACCTCCGCCGACTCCCTCGCCTGGTCGTTCGACGCCCGCCGCTCCGCGTTGTTGCGCGAGTGCGTCGGTGACCGGCACAAGAACTGCGCCAACTGCCCACGGTTCGCCCTCGCGTGGCGCTGCGACCTGTTGGCAAGCCTCCAACCGAGGGCGGTGTCGGCATGACCACAGACGCGCCTCCGGCCGCCCTATACGGAGAGCTGACTGCCGACGGCGCGACGATCGTGCTGATCGGCGTCGGCCCGGATCCGGACATCGCCCGGATGGCCCAGCTGATCCAGCTGATGACGCCTCTGGTCAAGCCCAGCGACCCGCCCGGCGCGCTCACGCTGCCGGCCACCTGGGCGGCCGTCGTCCAGCTCGCCCAGCTGTTCGGCGCGGCCTGGCAGCCCGGCCCGCGGCTGCTGGCGTGGCTGCGCGAGGAGCTGCTGCGGCGCACGCCGGCCGCCGGCGGTCTGAGCGTCGACCTGCCGGACGGACTGGTGCCGCGGCCGTACCAGGTCGAGGGCGCGCTGATGATCGGCGCGCTCGGCCGGGCGCTGCTCTTCGACGACCCCGGCACCGGCAAGACCATCACCACCATCCTCGGCCTGCTCGAACGCGCCGCGGCCGGACACCCGGTCACCCCGGTCGTCGTCATCGCCCCGGCCTCGGTCGTCGACCCCTGGGTACAGGCATGGCAGGCGTGGGCGCCGGACTGGCGGACCATCGCCTGGCGCGGCAGCCCCGACTTCCGGCGGCGGCTGGCCGCGCGGCCGCCCGAGACCGCCTCGCACGTCGTGGTGACCAGCTACGACACCGCCCGTATGGACGCCGCCAAGGGCGGCCCGCTGGCCAAGCTCGCCGCGCGGACGGTCGTCGTGGACGAGTGCCACCTGATCAAGACGCCGCACGCCGCTCGGTCGGTGGCGGCGCGGCGGCTGGCCAAGCGCGCGGACAACTTCGTGGCCCTGTCCGGCACCCCGATCACCCACCATCCCGGCGACCTCTGGCCCACCCTGGAAGCCCTCGCGCCGCTGGCGTGGCCGTCCGGTGAGCGGTGGAAGGCCCGCTACTGCGTGACCGTCCCAGGCGACTACAGCGCCAAGGTGCTCGGCCTCAACGAGTTCACCGAGACCGAGATGCGCACCACGCTGCTCGGCCAGCACCGGCGCGTGGCCAAGGCCGACGTGCTGGCGCAGCTGCCGCCGAAGATCTACAGCACGCGGCAGGTCGAGCTGCCGGCGGCGTACCGCAAGGCGTACGACGAGTTCGAGGCCGAGATGTTCGCCGAACTGCCCGATGGCCAAGAGCTGTCGATCATGGACGTGCTCTCACAACTCAACTTCCTCAACATGCTGTCCAGCTCGGCGGCCGACGTGCGGATCACCTACGAGCCAGATGAGGAGACCGGGGAGGAGAAGCGGCACGTCCACCTCGACCTCAAGGCGCCCAGCTGGAAGGTCGACGCGCTGCTCGAGGTGCTCGCCGAGCGCCCGGGTGAGCCGGTCGTGGCGTTTGCGCCCAGCCGCCAGCTCATGGTCCTGGCTGGGCAGATGGCCGAGAAGGCCGGGCACCAGGTCGGCTACGTCGTGGGCGGGCAGTCCATGCGCGAGCGCACCGACACGGTGGAGATGTTCCAGCGCGGCAAGCTCGACCTGCTCTGCGTGACCACCGGCGCCGGCGGCGTCGGCCTCACCCTGACCGCCGCGCGGACCGTGGTGTTCCTGCAGCGGCCGTGGTCGCTCGTCGAAGCCACCCAGGCGGAGGACCGCTGCCACCGCATCGGCAGCGAGATCCACGACTCGATCGAGGTCATCGACGTGGTGGCCACCAAGACCATCGACGCCCGCATCCGCGGCGTGCTCCACGACAAGGCCGGCCAGCTCGCGGATCTGCTGCAGGACAAGCGGATCGTCACCCAGCTGCTCGGTGGATCGACACTTCGGAAGGCTGCCTGATGGCCAAGACCGGTGTCGTCTACCTCCTGCACTTCGACCGCCCGTTCGGCCACGCCCGGCACTACACCGGCTGGGCGGTTGACCTCGATGCGCGTCTCGCCCAGCACGCCGCAGGAAGCGGGGCCAACCTGCTCGCCCACGTCGCCCGCGCAGGCATCGGCTGGACGCTCGCGCGGACCTGGACCGGCACACGCGACCGAGAACGCCAGCTCAAACGCCAGGGCGGGGCCTCCCGGATGTGCCCGCTCTGCGGGGTGCGACCGCGGAAGACCTCATGATCGACACTTCGGAAGGCTGCCTGATGTACGTCATAGGTGTTGATCCCGGCCCCGTCCCGGGCGTCGTCCGGCTCCACCTCGAGTACGGCCACGGCCCTACCCGGCTACTCGAGGCCGAGGCGTTGCAGGTGACACCACGGCTGATCCTGCCGGTGCTGGACATGCTGTCCGACCACAACCGCACCGCGATCGCGCTAGAGCAGTTCGTCGTCGGGCGCCGCGCCTCACAGTCGTCCACCCCAGCCGCCGGCGTGATCACCCGCGCCATGGTGGGTGCCATCGACGCGTGGGCCAGTGACCTCTCCGAGCGCTCGTGTGTGGCCCGCTCGGCAGCCGCGGTGAAGCCCTGGGCGGTTGACAAGCGCCTGCACGCGGACGGCCTGCTCGACATGACCGCCGGGATGCGCCACGCCCGCGACGCCGCCCGGCACGCGCTGTTCTGCGCCGTGAAGGACTACGGCCTGCCCGACCCACTGAGCAGCAAGGCGGGTGCGCGATGACCGACGACGCGGTCAACCACCCTCGGCACTACACCGCCCACCCGAGCGGCGTCGAGTGCATCACGATCACCGAGCACATGGGCTTCAACCTCGGCAACGCGATCAAGTACATCTGGCGGGCGGACCTCAAGAGCGACGCCGTCGAGGATCTGCGCAAGGCGGCCTGGTACGTCAACCGGGAGATTGAGCGACGCACCCGTAGCGGTGATGGCACGTGACCCCCGAAGAGATGTCCGCGCTCGACGTCGCGCGTCAGCTCGCTGCGGCCGGCATCCCGATCTTCATCGCGCAGCCGGACAGCTCGACCAAAACCGGGTATCGCCCGCCACCCCGCTGGGAGCGCACGGTCCCGGACCCGGCAATCGTCGATCTCTGGCGGCCGGGTCTTGCGCTGTGCGCGGTGATGGGGTGCGGGCTGGACCTCATCGACTTCGACCCGCGCAACGGCGGCAACCCGTCTGCGCTCAACGGCATGACACCACGGTTCCACGGCCTGGCCTCCACACCGTCGGGTGGCGCGCACGGCTTCATCGCCTCCCTGGGCGTCGGCAGCCGCGACAACGTGTTGCCGGGTATCGACGTCAAGGGCGGCACCCCCGAAGGGTCGAGCCGCGGATTCGCGTTCATCGCCCCCACCGTGCGGGTCAGCGCGGTCACCGGCGAGCCGGCCGCCTACCGGTGGGTGCAGGCTCCCGCCCTCGGCCAGCTCAACGGGGATGTGTCCGGGGCGAACCTGGCCGCCCGGATCCGCGAGCTGCGCACCTCCACCGAGACGGCGCGCGGCGTCGGCGGGCCGCAGTGGTGGCAGGACTTCATGGCCCAGCGCGAGCCACAGTCCGCGCCCGCGGCCGAGAAGGCGATCGAGGAGAAGCTGGCCGAGGTCGTCGCGTGGACCACGGAGTCCGGCACCGGATTCCGAACAATCCTGCTGCGCGCCGCGCTGACCCTCGGCGGGTACGTCGGCGGTGGCTACCTCGCCGAAACCGACGCCCGCGAGCGCCTCGAGAAGGCGGTCGAGACCGTGTGGGGCACCCCGGACACGGATGACCTGCTGTGGATCCAGCAGGGCCTGGATGACGGCGCCGTACGCCCCTTCTACGTGTTCACCGCCGAACAGGAACGCACCCACTCCGAGGCAGCCCAGGCGGTTGCCCGCGAAGGTGAGGCGCCCCCGACCGCGGAGCCGCCCGCAGAACCGCCGTGGACGGTGTTCAGCGCGCTGGGTGTCGAGCCGTTCGACCCGGCCGGCGACACCTCCGACCAGGGACTGGCCAAGGCGGTCGCCTACCGGATGTACCCCGCGCTGCGGTATGCCAAGGACGCCGGGCTGTGGATCAAGCGGGAGCGCGACGTCTGGGACGAGTGCGCCGACGACATGTCCGATTGGATCGTGTCGCTGCTGGCCGAGCTGATGCCGCTCGGCGAGACCCCCGTCCCGAAAGACGTCACCCAGCGCACCGAGCTGCACTGGCAGGCGGCCCGCCGCGCGACGTTCATGAGCTCGGCGGGGACCGGGAAGATCGGCCGGAAGTTGCGGGCCATCATCCGTAGCGACCACCCGGCCTCGCTGCGTATCTCCGACCTGGACACCAACCCGGAAGTGCTCTGGGCAGGTGGTATTCCGTGGGACCTGCGCGCGTCCGGGGAGGTGCCGACACCGGCGATGTGGGTGGATCCCAACACTCCACACCTGCGCACCGCCCTGTGCGCGCCCGACCCGAGGGTCATGACGCCTCGCTGGGACGCGTTCGTGGCCGCCGTACTGCCGGATCCGGAGGTCCGGGCGTGGGCGCTGCGCGTGCTGGCCATCGCGCTGACGGGCTACCCGGACGCCGCCCTGCCGATCCTGTACGGGCGGGAACGGTCGGGTAAGACGTCGCTGGTCGAGATGCTGGTGACGGTGCTTGGTAGCTACGCCCACGCCGCCAACCCGAAGCTGCTGAGCTCACAGGACAACTCGCACGACGCGATCATCTACGACCTGCGCGGACGCCGGCTTTCGTTCATCGACGAAGGCCCCAAGCGCGGACACGACGCGACCGAGCGGCTCAAGCAGCTCACCGGCGGCGGCTCGCTGACCGGCCGGCCGATGCGCGCCAACCCGGTCACCTTCACCCCCAACCACACCCTGGTCATGACGACCAACCCTGAGCCGAACCTGACCGATCCCGCGCTACGCGCCCGTGTGCGGCTGATCCCGTGCGACAGCCCAGAGGAGGTCGTCAAGCCGCTGCGGGTGCGCCTGCTCGGAAACGGGTTGGTCACCGAGGCGCCGGGCATCCTCGCCGCGATGATGCGGGAGACCGCGGCGTGGCTGGCCGACCGCGACACCGCCGCCACCTCGGCCGCGCCGATCAGCATCCGCGGGCTAGCCGACGAGATCGCCGCCGGTCAGGACCCGGTGCAGGAGTGGGTGGAGACGTGCACGGTACCGACGACGCCGGGCACGCAGAGCCGGATCCTCTACAGCCAGCAGTTCGCCCGCTGGCACCAGGACCACCCGCGCTACCGGCGTCTGTCCCTGCCGACCGAGACCGCGTTCGGCCGCCGGCTGACCGAGCTCGGCTACCCGGCCGCGCGGCACGAGAACGCCAATTACCGACCACTGTCCGTGTTGAACGGAGGCGGCCACGGGGTCACACCGCAGCCGCCGAGTACCGCCGCATTCATGGCTCCGGCTGGAGGGTTGCTGGAGGGTTCCTGGAGGGTTCTGGAGGGTTCTGCCGCGAACCCTCCAGGGGTAGAAACCCCAGCTCAGGGCACACTTTCTGATAGGTCCCTGGAGGGTCTGGAGGGTTTTCCTCTACTACAAGACACAAACTCACAAAATATAGAGGTACAGAAAAATACACAGGGAAAGGTGGCGAAACCCTCCACCCTCCAGCCGTCCACCCAAAAGGGTGGTCTGACCTCGGATAACCCCGCTGATGGAGGGTTGGGGGGCAACCCTCCAGAAACCGCGCAGGCGACCCTCCCGGGCATGGAGGCGGAAGGCCCCTCTCGGCGGGCTGATCCGACTACAGGCCGTTACACCAAGGCAGCGCAGAAGGCCGCGGAGAAGGAGGCCGCTCGGCGGGCCGCCGCGGGTGAGTCGGTGCCGTTGCCGGTCTCGGTCGACCGGGCCGGTGTGATCGCCCCGCTCGACCCAGTCGGTGCAGCTACCGAGATCGTGGCGGCGGGTGCTCGGTCCGGCGCACTCACGGTGGACGTCGAAACCTCCGGCTACCCGGTGGGTCACCCCGACTACGCGCTGCGCACCGTCCAGCTCGGCGACGAACAAGCCGCTGTGGTGCTCGATCCCGCCGATTCCGAGCAGGCCGCGGTGATCCGGCAGGCCTTGGAGGCGTGGCCACGATTGCACGCGCACTCCGCGACTGCAGACCTCGTGCCGCTCGTGCACGCCGGCCTGGTTGGCGAGGCATGGGCGTGGCAGCGGATGCACGACACGGTGATCCCCGCCAAGCTGGCCGACCCGCAGTCCACCAGCAGCGACCCCGGCCTCAAGCAGCTCGCTGAGGCGGTCCTCAACGGTTCGGCTACTGCACCCACCGCCGACAAGGCACGCGCTGCCCTGTTCAAGGTCAACGGCTGGCTGACCGACACCAAGCCCACGACGCCGCTGGAGCGGTCCGGCTGGGCCCAGGTCGACTCGACGTGCGCCACGATGATCCGCTACGCGGCCAGCGACGTGCTCGACACCGCGGCACTCGCTGTCCGGCTGCCGCAGCCGCCGGCCGAGGTGGTCGAGCGCGAGCGTGCCGTGCAGCGCATCACCGCCCGGGTGGCGTACCGCGGTGTCCGGGTGGACCGCGACCAGGTCGCCCGTCTCGAGGCCGAGCACACCCCAGCCATGCAGGCCGCCGCTGAGCGGGTCCGCGCGCTGGGTGTCGAGAATCCCGGCAGCGACCGGCAGCTGGCCGACCGACTGACCGAGCTGGGCGTGACGCTGCCCCGCACCGCGCCGAGCACCCGCCATCCGGAAGGGCAAGCCAGCGTGGCAGCCGGCGTCCTGGAAGGACTGCGTGACGCACCTGAGCGGGCCGTAGAGCTGATTTCAGCCGTCCTGGACTACCGGCACCACGAGACCGTCCTGACGACGTTCCTGGAGCCGTACCGGGTGCTCTGCGAGGCGGGCGACGGCCGGGCCCGGCCCACGGTCTACACGCTCGGCACCGATACCGGCCGGATGTCCTGCGTGCGGCCCAACCTCCAGCAGTTGCCGCGGCAGGGCGGCGTGCGCGCGTGCATCACCGCAGACCCCGGCCACGTGCTGGTCTCGGCCGACTTCTCCGGTGTGGAGATCCGGGTGATGGCGGCGCTGAGTCAGGATCCCAACCTGGTCAAGATCCTGGCTGAGGGCGCCGATCTGCACGCCATGGTCGCCGAGCAGGCGTTCGGACCGGAGTTCACGAAGGCCGACCGGTACACCGCCAAGCGTGGTGTGTTCGGGTGGGCGTACGGCGGTGGTGTCCCGGCGCTGGCCCGCCAGGTGGGCGTCCCCGAGTCGACCATGGCCGCCATCGTGGACTCCCTGCAGCTGGTCGCGCCGCAGTACGTGGCCTGGGCCGACGAGGTCAAGCGGCAGGTACGCGCCGGCGCCACCCAGATGCCCACCTATGCCGGCCGGACCATCCACCTGCCGCGTGAATACCCCCATAAAGCCCCGAATTACTGCATCCAGGGCACGGCCCGGGAACTGCTGGTGGACGCGCTGCTCGACTGGGATCAGACCCGCTGGGGCGGTGGTGTGGTGCTGCCGGTCCACGACGAGATCGTGGCCGTGGTGCCCGAGCAGGACGCCGAGGAGGCCACCACGGCCTTGGTGGGCTGCATGAGCCGTGAGCTCTACGGAATCTCGATCGTTGCGGAGGCGAGCCAACCGGCCTTCGCCTGGCGCGACTCGGCTTGAGGAGACCGGAGTTACTGTGACCCTGCTCGACCAGATCCGGGACGTTGCGGATGCGCTCACCGAACCCCACATCCACAGCGAACCCGTCCGCTACTGGGACAACAACCGCAACCCCAAGATCCGCCAGCACCGCACCGTCCAGCCTGGCCTCCTCGCCCAGCTGTACCAATCCGTCATCCCCGTCTTGTCCAGTGCAGAACCCGCGGCCGGTGGCGTACCGGGCAGCCGGCCACCCCTCGCCGTCGAAGCACTGTCCCGGCACGACACCATCGCGATGGCGGTGTTGCGCTGGTGCCGAAGCCTCAACCTCACCTTGAGGGTTTCCGTCGAATCCAACGTGCGCGCCCTCGTCGGCGCCGCCGCCACCATGGACAACGACACCGCCCGCGCTCTGCTGTCGGAGATGCGGCAGTGGCTACGCTGGTGCAACGTCCTCACCGGCTGGGAACGCCTCTACCGCCCAGCCGGCGTCACCTGCCCTGTCGTCGAATGTGGCAAGCTCAACAGCCTGCGGATCAACCTGACCAGCAGCACCGCCATGTGCCAGGCATGCGGAGCCACCTGGTCCGGTGACGACGGCACCATCACCGTCCTCGGCGCGCACATACGCGCCGTCACCAATTCCATCCCCGCATAGCCCTGAGACGTACCCGACATGCTGCCTGACCTGCGAGGACTTGACAACGGTAAGCGGCCACCTACGATCATGCGCAGGTAGGACCAAACTCTTGATCGCCAGCCCCGCCATCGAGCGGGGCTTTGTCGTACCCGAAACCAAGCCCGCCCGCGCGAGGAGCCCGCCATGCCGCTGACCGCCACGCTCGCCGCGTCCGTCATCGCAGACCAGAGCGCCGCCATCGACCTCGGCACCGTCTCCTTCCCGCTGCGCAAGTACGTGTCCATCGCGCTCGCCAACGGCACCGGCGCGAACCAGGCCGACCGGCTCTGGACCGACACCCGTACGGTCGCCGGCTCGGGCACCGACGCCCTCGACCTGGCCGGCTCGCTCGTCGACGCGTTCGGCACCACGGTCACGTTCGTCAAGCTCAAGGGCGTCCTCATCAGCGCGGCCGCAGGCAACACCAACAACGTGCGGGTGAACCGGCCCGCAGCCAACGGTGTGCCGCTGTTCCTCGCCGCGTCCGACGGCATCGACGTGCTGCCCGGCGGCGTGTTCGTGTGGGTCGCGCCCGGCGTCGGCGTCACCGTGACCGCCGCCACCGCCGACCTGCTGAACGTGGACAACTCCAGCTCCGGCACGTCGGTGACGTACGACATCGTGCTGGTCGGCACCTCGGCCTGACCGGTCATGGCTCGAGTCCGGGGGACGACAACAGCGCGGGGCTACGGATACGGGCACCAGCAAGCCCGGGCCCGAGCACTGGCCGGGCTGCACGACGGCACACCCTGCCCACGCTGCGGTGCCGCGATGTACCGCAACCAGCAGCTCGACCTCGACCACACCGAGGACCGGCAGGGATACCGCGGCCTGGCTCATGCCAGGTGCAACCGGCAGGCAGGCGGCAAGGCCAAGGCCATGCGCTACCGCAAGCGCAAGCAACAGCCGACAGCGCAGGCGCAACCGACCCGACGCTCACGCAACTGGTGACACAGCGTGGTGGGTAGGGGGGCACCCCCGGCACGGCGAAACGGACATTCTAGACCCCAGCGCAGCAGTCAGGCGTTTCCGTCCGTGACCGCCGGAGGGTTCTCGTGACATGCGTGACACAGGGGGTGACCTGCAGTAATGCCCGATTCGGCGGCTGAGCGGAAGCGGCGGTCACGCGCGCATGGCCGCGGTGACCATTCGCTGTGTCTCCCCGAGCGTTGCCGTCACGCACCTGCGTTGCCCGAACCTGATCGGCCCACCGAGGTGCCCCCTCAGTCGATCGGGCTCGCCGACGAGTTCCGTGGTGGCATCGAGTTGGCCGTGCAGGCTTATGTGGAGAGCCTCGGCTATGCCCAGGGCGATCCTCGCGCGATCCTCGGCACCATCGCGATCCGGCTGGCCAAACGGGTCGACGACTCCGGTGCGGTGCCGGCGGCGGTGCGTGAACTGCGGGTCCTGCTCGCACAGTTGACCGAGGTCCCGAACGGGCCGGCTGGGCAGGTGGACGAGATCCGCGTGCAGCGAGCGCTCCGCCGTCTCGATGCCCTGATCACCAACGCGGCCTGATGCCGCTCGCGGCGCCGGTGCTGCGGGGTAATCAGCAGCCGCGGTACCTGATCAAGCCGCAGGCGTTCGCCTCTGCGGCGGTCGAGACGATCGAGCTGGCCGCATCCGTCGGTCTGAAGCTGGATCCCTGGCAACAACTATGCATCGACAGCGGCCTGGGCGAGGACCGGTTCGGCGAACTCGTTGCGTTCCTTGTTGCGATCATGGTGCAGCGGCAGAACGGGAAGGGCGGAATCACCGACGCCCTCGAGCTGGCGTGGCTGTTTCTCTTCGGCGATCACAAGATCATCCATTCGGCGCACCGTGCCGACACCGCCACCGGCGCTTTCCGCCGGGTTAAGCGGCTGATCGACGGATCGGACGACCTTTCCCGCCGTGTCAAGCGGATGAACGAGTCGTCGGGTGAAGCCTTCATCGAGCTCAAGAACGGCCAGATGTGCGAGTTCCGCACTCGCGGCCGGGACGGCGGTCGTGGTCTGTCCGCGGGAAAGCTGGTCCTGGACGAGGCACTCGAGATGGAGCTCGAGGTGATGGCCGATCTGCTGCCGGTGTTGCTGGCCATCGACGGCGCGCAGGTGTGGCTGACCTCGACGCCACCGAAGCTGTACGGCCAGTACCTCACCCAGCTGCGCAAGCGGGCGTTGAACGGTGAGGCCGAGGGCAACACGGTGTGGGTCGAGTGGTCGAACCCGTCTGGTGTGGATCTTTCGAAGCCTGAGGTTCTGGCCGCGGTCAATCCTGCGCTCGGGTACCGGCTGACCTTGGCGAAGCTGAACGTATTGCTGCGCGAGCTCGGCCCCGAGCTGTTCGCCAGCGAATGCGGCGGGATCTGGCCGGAGGAGGAGAACGCGGGCTGGGCCGTCATCTCCAAGGACGCCTGGCAGGCCGCGAGAGTCTCCGTGGAGTCGCAGATCGTCGGCCGTCCGGCGTTCGGGGTGAGGGTGTCACTGAACCGCAGCTACGCCGCGATCGTTGCAGCGGGCGCGCGGGAGCACGGCGGGAAACAGATCGAGCTCACGGTCAACGAGAGCGACGTCGTGGACTTCCGACCCGGCACGGCCTGGGTCGTGCCGCGGTTGAAGGAGCTCGAGAAGCACGACCCGTCGGTGCTGATCATCGACGACAAAGCGATCGCCGATGAGGCCGAGAACGCCGGCCTGGTCGTGCACCGGGCCACTGCGTCTGACGTCGCCACCGGGCACGCACTGTTGTTCGACGGGATCGCCGGCCATGACCTCGAGGGTCGGGACGTGCACCATCTTGATCAGCGGGAACTGACCGACGCGGTGAGGGGCGCCGGTGAGCGGAAGATCGGCACCAGCGGGAAGGCGTGGGCTGCCATCGATCCGGCTGTGGAGATCGTCCCGATCGAAGCCGCGGATCTGGCGCTGTTCGGACATTCGACGCCGCGGGTGCACCGGCCGCTGGTGTTGGCGCCGTTCGCGTTGTGGGGATGAGTGGAGGCTCTGCGGTGACGACATATGGGATCCCTATCGACGAGATCACGCGGCAGGCCCGCGAGGTGTCGCCGGCGCGGACGATACTGACCTGGATCGGCGCGGTGCTGTTCGCGTTGGGCTGGGTGCTGCACAAGACGTTCATGGTGCTGTGGCTCGCGGGTGCGTGGGCGTTCGTGGCGATCCGGGAAGGTTGGCGCGAGGCCGGCAGGACACGGGTGAGCCGTGGCACTGGTTGATCGGATCAACTCCGGGCTCGCCGACCTGCGGCACCGCGACGGGCAACTGTCGCTGAACGACTGGGCCGACTACTTCTCGTTCGGCGGGAACTCGTACCCGGTCATGCAGACCACCATGGGTGGGGTTGACCGGGAGTCGGTTGGCGCGACGTCGGTCGCTGGGTTCAAGGGCAACGGGCCGATATTCGCGCTGGTGCTGGCGCGCCTGCAGGCGTTCTCGCAGGTCCGGTTCCAGTGGACCAGGTTCCAGGGCTCACAGCCGACGGACCTGTTCGGTACTCCGGAGTTGGGCGTGTTGGAGCGGCCGTGGCCGGGTGGGACGACCTCCGACCTGCTGGCCCGGATGGAGATCCACGCGTCCGCGGCGGGCTGCGCCTACGTGACCCGGCCGCGACGTGATCGGCTGTCGATGCTGCGCCCGGACCGGGTGACGATTGTCATGGGGTCGGAGACTGACGCGGATGACCCGTCCGAGGCACCGGATGTGGAGATCGCCGGTTTCATCCACACCACCAGTCACGGCAAGATGACCTTCTTCGGCCCGGACCAGGTCGCGTACTACGCGCCGATCCCGGACCCGGACTACCGCTTCCTCGGCATGTCGTGGATCACCCCGGTGATCCGGGATGTGCAGGCCGATTCGCTGGCCACAGAACACCGGACCCGGTTCTTCTCGAACGCCGCCACACCGAACATGATGATCAGGTTCGATGCGTCGGTCGGGTTGGACAGGGTCAAGGAATTCAAGGCGCTGTTCGAGTCGGAGCACAAGGGCGCGTTCAACGCCTGGAAGACCCTCTACCTGGGTGGCGGCGCGGACCCGGTCACCGTCGGTTCGTCGTTCAAGGACATGGACTACGCGGTGATCCAGGGCCGCGCCGAGTCGCGGCTGGCCGCGGCGGCGGGAGTCCCACCGAGTTGGGTGGGCTTCGCGGAGGGTCTGTCCGGAAGCTCCCTGAATGCGGGGAATTTCAACTCGGCCCGCCGCCGGTTCTCCGATGGCACCATGGTCCACCTGTGGACGAACGCGGCGACGTCGCTTGAGGTGCTGCTCGGCCGGCCGCCGGGTGCGTCGCTGTGGTTCGACTCGCGGGTCCCGTTCATGCGGGAAGACGCCGAGGATCTCGCCGGGATCCAGCAGAAGCAGGCGCAGACGATCGTCGCGCTGGTCAAGGACGGATTCACACCCGAGTCGGCGGTCGCCGCGGTGATGAAGAACGACTTCAATCTGCTCGTTCACACCGGGCTCATTTCGGTCCAATTGGTCCCTGGTAGCGGGACGGCGCCGTCGCCGAACGGGAACGGCAAGGTCGCAGCGCTCAACGGGAGTGGACCAGCAGGTAGTCAATGAGACCCTGGAGTCGCTGGATGTCATCCTTGGCATGACCTAGGGCGCTGTTGCAGTTCATGCAGAGCAACCCTCTGATCTGCCCCGTGGCGTGGCAGTGGTCAATGTGGAATGATCGTTCCCCCTGCTCGCATCTGCAGGCGGCACAGCGGCCGTCCTGGTCCGCAAGCATCTGGTCGTACTGCTCGGCGGTAAGTCCGTAGCGCGCGAATGCGCGAGCGCGTCGCTCGTCGGGGCTCATCGCGGCGTACTTCCGCTTGTTTGCTACCAGCTGCCGATCCCATTCGGCGCCGGGATTCTCCAGTCGCCATTTTCGGCGGTAGCAGGTGCCGCATAGGTCCTGAGCAAGGACCGGCTTGTCCGGGTGGCATGGGGCCATTCGCCGTGGCCGCGACTTGTACCTCTCCGGATTGGTCTCCTGCCACCACTTCTGGTAACACGACGCGCATTTTCCACGTGCCCAATGCGGACGGTCGGGGTGGCATTCGGCCGGACGCTGGGTTTTCGCCATAGCTGCAACTGTACCGAACCTGTGCAACTCCAAAGAAGGTGGCGGTGAGCGGATGAGCGTCGACGCTGGCGGCCGGGTGCGGCGCGCTCTCGAGGGTGACGACTCGCTGCTGGTCACCCGCTCTGTGGCACTCGACGACATCCACGTCCGCGCGGGCGGCACCGGCCGTGACGTGGTCGCCTATGCCGCCGTGTGGATGTCACCGGCCGAGGTCGTCGACTCCGAGGGCCACTACCGGGAACAGAACGCGCCCGACGCGATGAACAACAGCATCGCTCAGCGTGCCGGCCGGATCTACTCGGTCTACAACCACGCCAAGACACTCGCCGGCACACCGTCGGAGCTGCACTCCGTGCCGCTGGGCAAGCCGTTGGAAATCCGCGCGGACAAGACCGGCCTGTTGACCGTCACCCGGTACAACAAGGACCCAGAGGCCGACCGGATTCTGGAGGCGATCAAGTCAGGGTCGCTGACCGGCATGTCCTACACCGGGGTGTTCCTGCGCTCGGATCCGCAACTGCGCCCATTCGAGCGCTACGGCCCGGACCGGGCCGGTGAACTCCAACTGGTGACCCGGCTGGAGACGGCCCTCATCGAGTACGGGCCGACCCCGAACCCCACTTTCGCGGATGCCGCCATCGTCGGTGTCCGCAATCGGAGGCCGCAGGTGGACGAAACCGAACCGCAGGTCGAGCCGCAGGAACGGGAGATCATCACCGTTGCGGTCCGCGCGGAGGCCGCTGCCGAGCCGGTCGAGGATGACGCGGTCGAAGAGGCCGAACGGGCCCAGATGGCCGCCGCGTCGATCAATGACCTGCCCGACAGCGCGTTCGCCTACATCGAGCCGGGCGGAACCAAGGACGACCAGGGCAAGACTGTCCCACGGTCGAAGCGCCACTTCCCCATCCACGACGCCGCCCACGTGCGCAACGCGCTGGCCCGGGCGCCGCAGTCACCGTTCGGGGACAAGGCCATGCCGAAGATCCGCGCCGCGGCGAAGAAGTTCGGCATCAAGGTGTCCGACGACAGCACGACCAGCAGCTCCGGCCGCCAGAGCGCACCGGAGCATCACCGTACCGAGCCGCACCCGCACTCGGCCGCGACCGACAACAACCAGAACAGGAGCACATCCGTGGAAAGCGACCGAGAGCACATGACGGTCGAGGAGCGGGTCGCGCGGCAGAGCGAGATCCGTACCCGGCTGGCGGAACTCGACACCGAGTACTCGGGTGCGGAGTTGCCGCAGCAGGCCCGCGCCGAGTGGACCGGGCTGCAGGAGGAGCTCGTGACCCACGAGCGGGCGATCACCGACGCCAACTCCCGCGCCGAATATCTGCGCTACATCAACGACAACAACCCGGGCGCGACGGAGCGGGTCGACAACAGCCGCGCCGGCTACAGCCAGGACGGCGGCCCGGGCGGATTCGGCAGCCGGATGGGTGCGGCGGGTCCCGCCTTCCACCAGTCGCGGGACATCTACGACCTCGCCTCGATCCGCAACCGCGCCCGGCACATCGACGAGGTCCCGGTGCTGTACCGGGAGTACGCGCAGCGTGCCGTGGAGCAGGCCCGATTCCTGAGCGCCACTGGCCAGCGGGGCGCGCCGACCAAGGAAGACGCGCAGGCGCGGGTCGCGACGCTGCTGGACACCATCGACGACGAGCACGGCTCGCTGGCCCGGCGGATCCTCGTCACCGGCTCCCCGCTGTACGAGCGGGCGTTCGGGAAGATGCTCGGCCGGCAGTCCGTCATGGGGCTGACCGCGGAGGAGTCCCGGGCGCTGTCGCTGGGCACCGACTCGGCAGGCGGCTACGCCGTCCCGTTCCAACTGGACCCGACCGTGATCCTCACCTCGAACGGTGTGGTGAACCCGCTGCGGCAGATCTCCCGGGTGGAGACCATCACCGGCAAGGAATGGGATGGCGTCACCTCCGCCGGCGTCACGGTGTCGCGTGGCACCGAGGGTCAGGAAGTCGGCACGGGCGATCCGTCGTTCGTGCAGCCGTCGGTCCGTACCTCCCGGGTTCAGGGCTTCGTGCCGTTCAGCATCGACCTCGACGTGTCCTGGGGCGCGCTGCGCACCCAACTGACCCGTCTGCTGCAGGATGCCAAGGACGTGGAGGAGGCGACCGCCTTCGCGACGGGCAACGGCACCGCACCCAACCCGTCCGGCGTCATCTCGACGCTGGGCACCGCCAGCTGGGTGGACACCGCCGGCTCGGCCGTCCTCGCGGCTGGGGATGTCTATCTGCTGGAGAATGCGATGGCGCCGCGGTTCATCGCGAACTCGTCGATCGTCGCCAGCAAGACGACGTTCAACCGGTTCCGGTCGCTGTTCCAGGCGCAGGCGTCGTCTGCGGGTGACCCGTTCGCCCGTCCGTCCGGGTCCATGGGGGCGCAGTTCAACGGCTACCCCAAGTACGAGCTGTCCACCATGTCCACATCCATCGGCACGGGCAGCCTGATCATGCTGCAGGGCGACTTCTCCAACTTCCTGATCGTCGACCGGGTCGGCATGGGCATCGAGCTCGTCCCGCACCTGTTCGGCACGGCCAACCGGTACCCGACCGGTACCCGGGGCGTCCTGGCGCTCTGGTTCAACAGCAGCAAGATTCTGGCGGACAACGCGTTCCGCCTGCTCAGGATCAAGAGCACGTAGTCCATCTCAAGCCGGCAGCGCCCGTCCCCTCCCGGAGCGGGCGCTGCCTTCTATCCGGGAGAAAGAAATTGTCCAGCATTGAGATCGAAGACGTTCAACGACTGAACGTGAAGCCGGGGGACGTGCTCCTGGTGACCGTCCCGCATGGGACGTCGGCGCAGGATGTCGACTACGTCAAGAACAAGTTCGAGACGACCCTTCCCGTCCGTGTCATCGTGAAGCCCTCGGATGTCCAGGTTGAGGTCGTCGAGGCCGATTCGGCGGTGACTCGATGAGGGTGCTCATCCATTCGAACGCACCCTGGGCGGGAAGCGGTTATGGCGGACAGACGGCACTGCTTGCCAAGCGCCTGCCCGGCCTCGGTCACGAGGTTGTCGTCTCGGCGATGAACGGCCTGGACGGCCGCCCGTTGGACTGGGAAGGCACGTTGGTGCTGCCGTCTGGGATGACGGCCTACTCGAATGACGTGATCGCTCCGCACGCGCGGATGATCTTCGGTGGCGACCCGGGGCTGGTCCTGGTCCTCTACGACGCGTGGGCGATCGACCCGAAGCCGCTGCGGGACTTCGCCACCGCGGTGTGGGCGCCGATCCAGTCGCATCCGGTACCTCCGAGTGACCTGGAGTTCTTCCGGGCGTCGGGGGCACAGCCGATCGCCATGTCCCGGTACGGCGAGCGGGAACTGGTCGAGGCCGGCCTGCAGCCGGTGTACGTGCCGCACGCGGTGGACACGCAGGTGTTCAAGCCGTTGACCGCCGACGAGCGGGCCGCGGCGAGGGAGATGCTGGACGTTCCTCAGGACGCGTTCGTGATCGCGATCGTGGCGGCGAACAAGGACAAGACCCCGGCTCGGAAGGGCTGGGGCGAGCAGATGTGGGCGTTCGCGCAGTTCTGCAAGCGGCACCCCGACGCGGTGCTGCTGGTGCACGGCCTGCTGGAGACCGCCGGCGGCGTGAACCTGATGAACCTGGTCTACGACCTGGGCATCCAGGACGCGGTGCAGTTCACCAACCAGTACAAGCAGGTGACCGGGCTGTACGCCCCGGAGGATGTGGCGGCCCTGATGGGCTGCGCGGACGTGCTGTCGAACTGTTCGTGGGGTGAGGGGTTCGGCCTGCCCGTGCTCGAGGCGCAGGCGTGCGGGACGCCGGTCGTGGTCACCGATGGATCGGCTGGCACGGAGTTGTGCGGTTCCGGGTGGCTGGTGGAGACGCAGCCGTACTGGCATCCGTTCGCGCAGTCGTGGTGGCACGCCCCGATCATCAAGAGCATCGGCAAGGCGTGGGAGAAGGCGTACAAGCAGGCCCGCGAGCCGTGGATGCGGGAGAAGGCCCGCGGGTTCGCGGTCGGCTACGACGTGGACACCGTGATGACCCAGTACTGGAAGCCGGCGCTGGAGATGCTCGAGCAGTACGCGGGCGCGGTGCCGGTGCGGCCGCCGAACCGCAACCACGGGACGATTCCGCTGCCCACCCGTGAGGCCGACGGCCTGCGGTGGATCCAGCGTGGCGGGCACACCGACGATTGGATCGCCGTCAACCACGAGGATTCGCTGGTGCCGGTGCTGGACGGCCTGCTGCCCGACGGTGGTGTGTTCGTCGATGTCGGCGCGCACATCGGCCGGTGGGCGCTGCGCCTGGCGAAGAAGGCGTCGCGGGTGGTCGCGGTGGAGGCGAACTCGGCGACCGCTGCGGTGCTGCGCGCCCACATCGCCCTGAACGACATCGAGAACGTGGACGTGCTTGAGATGGCCGCGTGGGATTCGCAGACCCGGCTGTCCCTGTCCGACCCGAACGGGAAGGTGACTGGCGGGTCCACCCGGGTCGTCGAAGCCGACGATGCCACCGTGGATGCGCTGCCGCTCGACGACGCCCTGTTCGCCGTCGATCCGGACCTGGTCAAGCTCGACGTCGAGGGCGCGGACCTGCACGCGCTGCGCGGCATGCGGGACACGCTGGCCCGTAGCCGGCCGGTCCTGTTCATCGAAGACCACAGCATCTACGGCTACTACCAGCTGTCCGACCTGACGGACCTGCTCGCCGAGTTGGGCTACGACAGTGAGCCGTTCATGGCTTCACTGCCGGGCGGCCGGCACGCGCCGTACATCATCGCGAGACCCAAGGAGGACACCGATGGCGACAGAGCCTGACTTGTACGTCGGCAAGGAGCCGGTCACGTTCGAGCACGAGGGCGCGCCGGTGTTCATCGGCCCCCACATCGTGGTTCGCGCCGGACATCCGATCATGGAGGGCCGGGAGGGCTTGTTCACGCCGCTGGTCGTCCACTATGACGTGGCGGAGCCGGCGAAGGACGTTGCGGCGAAGCCGGCCCGTACAGCGCCACCCAAGCGCTGATCCTCGCGTCGACGAGACGACCTGAGCGGGTGGGCGTTCTCGACGTCGATGTCTGCGCTCGCACCATCGTCGGCCCGGTCGTGCCGTACGGCCCGGCGGCGGTGGGTCGTCTCCGGCCGGGCCGCCGCTACCGGTTCCAGCCCGGCTGGCCCACCTACGGCAGTAGCGTGCTACTGCTCCGCGACCACGACCAGTCGCAACGCCTCGGCCGAGCTGTCGACCTCGCGGAGGCGCTCGACGGCCTGCACGTGTTCGTGCGGGTCGGCCCGGGCCGGGCGGGTGATCGGGCGCTCCGGCTTGCCGCGGCGGGCGCGCTCGGATTGTCGCCCGGCGTGGAGCTATACGCCTTCGAGCCGGACCCGCTCAACGCCGGCGTCGACCTGGTGCTCGCCGGCGAACTGCTCGAGGTCAGTTTGACCGACAACCCCGCTTTCGACTGGAGGTGACCCGCCATGCCGGTGACGGCGATGAGCTCAACCAGCGTCGACGTTCCGGTCGGCGGCGAGTGGGTGATCACGGTGCTGGTCACCGACGCCTACGACAACTTCGTCGCGCAGGCCCCGGTCGTCACTGTCACCCTGCCCGACGGGTCGACCGCCACCCCAACCGTGACCACGCTCTACGCCGGTGCCTACCGGACCGCGTATGCGCCGGCGACCGCCGGTCGGCACGTCGCCCGGGCGGTGGCCACCGGGTACGGCGCGGCGACGTTCGCGGCGTTCGCGAAGGCCATCACCGCGGCGGCCGGGATGCCGGACGTGGACGCGGTCGACGACTACCTGGCGCCGCACTCGTGGACCGACGCGCAGCTGCAGCAGGCCCTCGATGCCGAGGCAGCCGCGCAGCGAGCGATCTGCGCCGTGCCAGCCGAGTACCCAGCCGACCTGCGTGAGGCGCTGCTGCGCCGCGTCGCCCGGAACCTGGCCATGCGCCCGATCCCGCTCGCGGTGCTGCAGGGCGATGCCGAGATCGGCAGCTCGGTCCTGCCGGGCTCGGACCCTGAGGTGCGCAGGCTCGAGAAACCCTATCTGCGACTTTTAGTAGCGTAGGGGGACATCGTGAGCAACGCCGACACGAGGCTGGCGATCGCCGCGGCGGTGTCCACTGTCACCAACCACACCGGGTACGCCAGGCGGCCGACGGTGCCGAAGCCCGGTGACGCGTGGCCGCAGTGGCGCGGCAACGAACGGGCCGACGGGTTCGCGTTCGTCGAGTCGTGGGCGGTCCTCATCATGCTGCCGTCGGAAGAGGTCAGCGCCGATGAGTGGGCGGACACCTACGGCGAGCAGCTGCTCGCGGCGCTTGAGCCGGTGATGTTCGTCGACCAGCTACAGCCGGCTGTCTTCAAGTTGAGCAACAACGACGCGTACGCGTTGATGATCACTGGACGAACGGAGTAACGCTATGCCAGCCCCCGCCGGTGCATTCGTCGTTAAGAACAGCCTGCTCACCGTGGATGGCACCGATTACGCCAACCAGTGCACCAAGTCGCAGCTCGTGCCTGACCAGCCGCTGCAGCAGGTGCGCACGCTCGTGCCTGATGGCGTCGTGTCCGACGTGGACTCGGCGACCTACACGTGGGACATCTCCGGCCTGCAGATCAACAGGGCGGGCGGCCTGGCCCGCTACCTGCGCAGCCTGACGCCGGGCACGCAGATCAGCGTGGTGATGGGGCCGAACAACGTCACAGGCGACCAGAAGGCGAGCTTCACGGCGATCGCGATGATCCCGCCGCTCGGCGAAGAGCAGGGCAAGTTCGCGACGGTGGATCTGTCGATGCCGGTCCTCGGTACGCCGGTGTTCGCCGACATCTGATCCACCCCGACCGTCCACGAGAGGCCCCGGAATGCCGTCCATCGATCTGCACATGACCGTCCGTATGGAGGACGGCACCGAGCACGACGTACACGCGGATCAGCGCGACCTCGCCAAGTGGGAGGCGCAGCCGTTCGCCGCGGAGGGTCGCCAACACCTGCAGATGCGTTACCTCGGCTGGTCGGCGCTGTTCCGCCGCGGCGACTACAGGCAGCCGTGGGAGAGGTTCAACAACGTCGACTGCGTCGAGGCCGTCGCCCCCGACGCCGCAGAGGACGGCGAGGATGAGCAGGGCCCGCGCCCGTCGGAGCGTGGCCAGAAGGTTCCGCCCGGCGAGAGCTGATCCTGCTGTCGTACATGGCCGGCTTCGACCTGCTCTCCAATGAGGCGTGGGGCGGCCGGGACATCGCCACGCTGATCGACGTCATCGAGGACCACGCCGAGTCGATCAAACGAGCCGGCCGGGGGTGACGCGGTGGCGGTCAGCTTCGAGGAGTTCGCCCGGGAGTTGCGATCGTTCGACGACCGCCGGGTCGTGGTCCGGGAGATGGGTAAGGAGATGCGCGGGCTGCTGCCGCCGCTGCGCACAGCGATCCGGGCCCACGCGCTGGAGATCCTGCCGAAGGAAGGCGGCCTGAACGAGTGGGTCGCCGCAGCCCGGATCACCGTGTCCGTCAAGACTTCCGGCCGCCGGGTCGGCGTCATCGTCAAGGGCTCCCGCAGGTCGGTGAAGAACAAGTCGGATCTGGACCGGATCGACCGGGGCCGGGTCCGCGCCCCGTCGTGGGGCCGCCGCTTCCGCGGTCAGTGGCATACCCAGGCGGTCCCGCCGGGGTGGTTCACCGAACCGGTCACCGACGAGACCCGGCTGCATGACGCCGCCGAGCGGGCCCTGGACCGGGCGTTCGACGAGATCCGCAGGGGGTGAACCGCGATGGCTCGTGACGTTGAAGCGAATCTGACCGCGTCCGACAAGACCGGCTCCGCGGTGGCCTCCGCGGAACGCAACTTCCGGCGCGCCTCTGACCGGATCAACGAATCGCTGAAGAAGCTCGGCCTCAACAAGATCGACCTCAAGGCCGACCCGAGCCAGGCGCTTCGTGAAATCGACAAGACCGAGCGCAGGCTGCGGGAACTGTCCCTCAAATCGGCCACCGTCGAGATCAAACTCGACACCGAGAGGGCCTTAAGTGATCTGACCCGGTTCCGTAAGCAGCTGTCCGGAGTGGAGGCCGGCGCTGCGAAGGCGGAACAGTCGCTGATGAGTGTGCTGGGGGAGGTGGCTCCGATCCTCGCCGGGATCGGCGCCGCCGCGGCGCCGGTGATCGGTGCGGCGATCTCCGGTGCGATCATCGGCGGCGCCGGCGCTGGCGGTGTCATCGGCGGTTTGATGCTGGTCAAGGACGACGTCCGGGTGTCGTCGGCCGGTAAGGCGCTCGGCGAGAAGCTGCTCGGCAGCCTGCGCAACGACGCCGCCGTGTTCGTCGACCCGGTGCTGAAGGCCATCGACATGATCGGCGCCGCGTTCGACCGGCAGGAACCGCATTTCCGGAACATCTTCGTCAACGCGTCGAAGTTCGTGCAGCCCCTCACCGAGGGACTGACCGGCTTCCTCGACCCGGTGATCGAAGGCTTTGACCAGCTGGTCGCCAAGGCCGCACCGGTGATCGACGCGATCAAGCGGGGCTTCGCCGAGGTCGGCGACGCGCTCGGCGACGTGTTCGACTCGCTGTCCGACAACGGCCGTGAAGCCGGGCTGGCCATCTCGATCATCTTCAACGCCGTCGCCGTGTCGGTGCGGATCGTCGGCGGCATCATCAACGCGCTGACCGAGGCGTTCGGGTTCCTCATCGACGTCGCCAACAAGTTCGGGTTCCTGTCCGACGAGGGCAAGGCCCACCTCGAGTCGATGAAGCAGGCGACCGACGCCGCCGCCGGCAGCACCGGCAACCTCACCGACAAGTTCGTCGCCGCGATCGAACCCGGCAACCAGCAGGCGCAGACCCTCGCCGACATCGAGCAGGCGGCCCGTGGCCTCGACGAGGCGAACCGGACCCTGTACGGGTCGCAGGTCAGCGCAGCGCAGGCCATCGCCGACGCCACCGCCAAGATCAAAGACAACGGTAAGGCGTTGTCCCTGAACACGCAGAAGGGTCGCGACAACCGCAAGGCCCTGGCCGACGTGGCCGGGGCGCTCGCCACCAACTACCAGAACTACGTCAAGGTCAACGGTGTCGGCGCGGCGTCCGAGGGGGTCGCGGACAACAACCGGAAAGCGTTCATCAAGCTGGCGGAAAAGGCCGGATACGCGGCCGGCGCCGCGCAGGATCTGGCGACCGAATTGGGCCTGATCCCGGGCAAGAAGACCACCCAGATCGTCGCGAACACGCACGACGCCGCGGGCCGGATTGCGGCGCTGCAAGCCCAACTCAATGCGCTGCACGGCAAGACGGTGTACGTCACCGTGAAACGGACCGGGGACATTCACGTGTCCGGGCCGGGCGGCTCCGGCACCCAACTGAAGGGCGCCGCCACCGCGATGTGGTCGGCGTCCGCCGGCGGCGGCAGCTACCGCATCGGCGGCCCGCGGCAGTTGTCCGCCACCGTCGAGAACACCATCTTCCTCGACGGCAGCCCGTTCCGCGCCTACACCGACAGTGTCGCCCTCGCCGAACGGCGGCGCGCCGACTACCGGCGGCGGGTCGGGGCCCGCCGATGACTACGTTCGTCGGCGCCGGCACGGCGGTGTCCGGCAACAACGCGGCGACGCTGACCCCGGGGCTGCACGCCAGCACCCAGGCCGGGGACCTGATCCTGCTGCACTGCTCCATCCGCGGTACCACCGCTACCATGACCTCGCCCGGCTACCAGGTGGTCGCCGACAACACCAACGAGCGCATCCTCGCGAAGATCGCCGGAGCCGGTGAGCCCGCCCCGGTCGTCACGTTCACCGGCGGCGCGGCAGGCGACGACAACATCGCGCAGGCCGCCACCTGGCGCGGCATGGAGCCGTCCGTCGGGAACATCGTCTCCGTCGTCCAAACCAACGGCACCGCGGTCAACCTGGCCTACCCGGCGCTGACCGTCCCCGCCAACAACCACACCGTCATCGTCGGCGGGTGGCGGCAGGACGACACCACCGGCATCGCCACCATCGCCGGCTACACCGAGATCGACGAAACGAACGTCACCGCCGGCAACGACGCCGCGCAGGTGTGGGATTACCAGATCCAGACCACCGCGACGAACCTGTCCGCCGGCAGCTTCACCGTCACCGGCCTCACCGCGATCTCCAAGGGCCTGACCCTGCTGGTCCGGCCGGCCGCCGCGATCGCTGTGACCACCCAGACGTCGTGGCCGCCGCGCACCCTGATTTCGGTCACCGGGCTGACCCTCGGCGACGACGTGTCCGTGTACCGGCAGGTCGCCGGCGAGCGGACCCTGCTCCGCGGCGGCACCGGCGTCGACGTGCTCGACCCGTCGTTCCTGGTGGTCGACGCGGAGTTGCCGTTCGGGGTCGCGGTGAGCTACGTGGCGGTGGTCAACAGCTTCGCCGAGTACGCCACCGGCTCGACCGTGTACACCCTGACCGGCGGGAAGGTGGCCGTCTCCGACGCGGTCGGTGGAGTCGCCGCCGAGACGGTCATCCTGTCCTGGCCGGAGAAGGGCCGCGACACCAACTCGTCGGTGTACCGGGCCGGCGGCCGGAACATCGTCGTGTCCGCGCCGCTCGGCCAGTTCACGTCGACGGTCGAGTTCTTCGTCGAGACCACGTCGGCGGTCGACAACCTGACCGAGGCGCTCGCGTCGGCGACCAGCAACACGCTGCAGATCCGGCAGGCGGGCGGCTACGACGGCGTCGACTGCTACGTCGCGGTGTTGAAGACCGCGGAGCGGCGCTGGTCGCAGGACGGCTCCGACCAGCGGCGGGTGATCGCCGTGGATGTGGCCGAGGTGTCCGGGTGGGCGCCCACCCTCGAGGCCCGCGGGTTCACCCTCGGCGATATCGCCACCTACTACGGCGTGAACGGCACCCTCGCCGACATCACCGCCGACGGCCGGTTCTCCACCCTGCTCGGCCTGGCCCAAGCGGACTTCACCCCATGATCTCGATGTCCGCCGACGCCCTGTCGGTGCTGCAGTCCGGCGCGCAACGCCAGTACGTGCGGGTCGAGTCGTGGCTGGACGACCAGCTCCTCGCCGACGACGTGCCGATCGACTCCGGCGGCGAGCAGTGTGACCGGTCGCAGCAGGTCCCGGAACGGGTGTCGCTGACCGTGCCCCGCACCGCGGACGGCGTGAACTGGTCACCCGAGGGTGACGATCTGCATCCGCTCGCCGCGAACGGGCAACGGCTGCGGGTGCTGCTCGGTGTCGGCCTGGCCAACGGTGTGGTCGAGTGGGTGCAGCGCGGCGAGTTCGTCATCTACTCGTCCGAGGCCAGCGGGGACACCGTCTCCGTCGAGGCGTACGGGCTGCTGTGGTTCATTTCTGAGGCCCGGCTGGTGTCCCCATACCAGCCGTCCGGCACGCTGGTGTCCACGCTGCGCAGCCTGATCGAACCGGCCCTGACCGTCGACGTCGACGCCGCCCTCACCGACCGCAGCGTGCCGACGACGGGCATCAACTACGACGAGGACCGGCTCGGCGCCGTCAACGAGCTCCTCGACGCGTGGCCCGCCGTCGCGCAAGTCCAACCCGAGGGGTACCTGCTGGTCGAACCCGACACTGACCCGACCGTCGCTGACTTGGCTCTGTCCTCCACGGGCGCGAACGCGGTCGTCATTAACCGGACCGGCAGCAGCAGCCGGGACGGGTTCGCGAACGTCATCGTGGCCCGCGGCACCGCCGCCGACGGCGGCCAGATCCAGGGCGCCGCGTTCGACGCGTCGACCGGCCCGCGCCGCTACGGCGGCCCGGCCAACCCGCTGCCGGTGCCGTTCTACTACGCCAGCCCCCTACTCACCACGGTCGCGCAGTGCAACAGCGCCGCGAACACGAAGCTCGCGCGCCGCCGTCGGCTGGCGCAGCAGCCGTTCGACATCGTCATCCCGCCACGGCCGGACATCGTCGCCGGTGATGCCGTGTCCGTCGACGGGGTGCTGTGCACAGTGGAGAAACTCGGCCTGCCGTATGTGCCCGACGCGTCCGGGATGCCGTTGACGTTGAGGCGGGTGCCGACGTGAGCGGGCAGGCGGGGAAACCGACCACGCGGCTCGCGACGGCGACGTCGGCGAAGTCCGGCAGCACCTGCACGGCGGTCATCGACGGCATCGAGGTCACGGTGCAGTGCGCCCGGGACCTGACCGTCGCCTCCGGCGACGTGCTGATGCTGGTGCTGTTCGCGGCGCAGTGGTTCGCCGTCGGCCGCGCCTACACGGCCGCGCCGGTCGACACCACTCCCAACAATGTGGCGCCGCCGCAGCCGAGACCGACGACGGTTACCGGAACGACGGTGATCTCGCCGGTGGAGACCCGTTCCTACCGGTCCGGTGGGTGGCGCAGCGACAACGACGACGTGTACCAGGGCCAGTACGCCGGGAACGGCAACCACACCGGCTGCGCGTTCTATGGCAACAAACCGCGCTCGCTGTCCGGGGTGACCGTCACGTCCGCCCGGATCAAGGTGCGCCGCCCCGACGCCGGCGGGATGAACGCCGCGCAGGCCACAACGCTGCGGCAGGTCACCCAGAAGACCCGGCCCGCAGGTGCACCCACCCTGACCGGATCGACCGCCGGTCCGTCGCTGCGCCGCGGCCAGACGACGAACAGCTTCGCCATCCCGACCAGCTGGGGCCAGGACTTCGTCGACGGCAACGCGGGCGGCCTGGCCGTGTACGAGTCCGACGGCTCGCCGTACGTGATCCTGGCCGGGCGTAGCCGCTGGTCGGCCGCTTTCACCATGACGATCAGCTGGCAGAGGAGCACCTGATGCCCACCACCAGTCGCGGCTACGTGTACCCGGCGTCCACCGAGCATGACCGGGTCTACGAGCACATCCAGAACCTCGCCAGCAGCGTCGACACCGACATCAGCGCGTTGACCTCCGCGTGGACGGACTACACACCTACCTGGACCTCCACCGGCACGGCGCCCGCCCTGGGCAACGGCACGCTCACCGGCCGGTACAAGCAGGTCGGTAAACTCGTCACGGTCAAGATCAAGATCGTGTTCGGGTCGACCACCACGTTCGGCACCGGCGGGTACTCGTTCAGCCTGCCGGTCACCGCGAGCGGCACCGGAGACCAGGTCGGTGCCGCCTACTTCCGGGACACGTCCGGCACATCCTCCGGGCACTACAACGGCATCAGCTCGATCAGCGCGGGTGGGACCACGATCACCGGCTTCGAGTCGACCAACCACGCGCAGATCCAGGCCACGATCCCGGTGGTGTGGGTCAACACCGACTTCTTCGTCTTCACCATCACCTACGAGGCGGCATAAACCTTGCCCAGAAGACGCTCTGCTGCCCTTTTCGCCGCGGTCCTCACCGCGGCTTTTCTATGCCCATCGCGGGCGGCCGCCGACGACCCACCCACCCGCTCGGAGCAGTGGCGGGCCATCGCCGTGCAGGCATTGGACGAGTTCAAGGCGGCCGACGACGGCAACCAGCGGACCAACACGTACGCGTGGGCGCTCGAGGCCGAGATGCGGCTGAACGGGTACGACACCGCCTACGGCCGGCAGTTGCTGAACAAGGTGTACTCGCAGCGCAAGCCCGACGGCGGGTACGGCCTGCCGTTCGCCTATGACGCGCTGGGCGACGGCACCGTCAACGGCGTCGACACCACCTACACGGTGACCCTGGCCGGGCATGTGGGGCCGCCGTTCCTGCTGGCCTACCGGCACGGCGTCGACACGGTGACCGCAGCCGACGGCAGCACCTGGTCGGTGAAGGCGCAGATCAAGCAGATCGTGCTGTTGCTGATGAGCACGCCGCACATCGACACCGCGCAAGGCCAGTGCCTCGCCTACTCGCGGAACCCGAACGACGCCCAGGTGTACGGCTGCGTCCACAACGCCAGCGCCGGCGCGGCGCGGTTCCTGTGGGACGCCAACGCCGCTGGGCTCGGCCGCGGCGGCCTGGCGGCGCTGGTGGAGGGCATCACCCGCCGCGAGGTGTACGCGTACATCGTCGGTCCGATCACCATCTACGGGGTCACCCGCACGAACTGGTGGCGCTACATGGACACCACCAGCCTCAACGACTGCGATCACAACAGCTACGACGCCGAGAGCATGTACTTCCTGGCGCCGCTGATCGGGCAGAACTCCGCGTGGATGCACATGAATCTGGACTGCGCCGACAACAGCAGCGCCCCGATCGCGCACATCCGGCTGGCTGCGCTGCCCGCCGTGCCGGGCCGCACCGACGCGGCGACCGGGCTCGCGACGTGGTGCCTGCTCGGCGATCGCTGGCTGCCCGAGGCGCAGGAGTTCCTGGCCACGACGAACGACCTGCAGCGGGTCACCCAGATCGCGCAAGGCGCCGTCCGGGTGGCCGACAACTGCCGCCAGGCGGGCGAACCGATACCTGGGCCATCCGGCTCGCCGTCCCCGCTCCGTGCCATCGGTCAGTGAGGAGATCGGAATGCCTTTCCCTGTCGGCCTGACCCTGATCACGGTCTCCGGCACCGTCGCCGAGTACCCCAACGGGGGCGTTACCTCCGGGTCGATCACGTTCACGTCGCCGACGTGGCTGACCAGCTCCGTCGACGACGCCGTGGTCCCGCAGTTCGCCAAGACGGTCACACTCGCCGCCGATGGCACGTTCACCGTCAACCTGCCGGCCACGAACGACCCGGGGTGGACCCCGCAGGGTTGGGCGTACGACGTCAGGATCGCGGTCGGGGGTCTCGTGTTCCGGGCGTCGCTGTCTCTGCCATACGACGGTGGCGCGGTCAACGTGGCCGATGTCTTGGCCCCGACGGCGCCGGTGCCCGGCCAGAGCTACGTGCTGCTGTCCTCGCGCGGCGCCCCGAACGGGGTGGCCAGCCTGGACGGCTCGGGGCTGGTCCCGCTGGCGCAGGTCGACCCGCTGGTGTCGGGTCGCTACCGGGCGAGCGATCAAGGCTTCGCTGCCTGGACGTTCGACGTCGAAGACGTACAGGCCAGCACGGTGCTGCCGCTCGGGGGCCTGTCTCACGTGGTTAGGTTCCGGGCGCTGACCAGCGTCATCTCGAATTTGCACTTCCACGTGGTCACCGGGGGCTCCGGCCTGACCGCCAACCAGTGCTTTGCCACGCTGCACAATGACGCCGGGGCGCAGCTTGGGGCGGGGGCGATCACTGGCGACCTGTCGCCGGCATCGAGTGCCGGTTGGGGGTCGGGTGGGTTCAAGACCTGTCCGCTGCAGGTCGCCCAGGCGGTCACGCCGTACGCCTGGTACCGGGTGCGGTTCTGGGGCAACGGCACCACCGGGCCGGCACTGTCCCGCAAGGTCAACTCCGCATCGGCCCTGCTGAACGCGCAGCTGGCCGCAGCGAACTCCCGCTACTCGACGGCGGACACCGGCCTGACCACTGCCGGATCGGCACCGAGCAACATCGGCGCGCAGACTGGGGCGGCCACTGCCTGGTGGGTAGGGGCCTCATGATCATCGAGGGTGTCGACTACGCCTGGGACCGACCCAGCGCCGCCGGCCTGGCCGCCGCCGGGAAACGCTTCGCGATCCGCTACGGCGGGCCCGGCTCGGCCGGCAAGCAGCTCGACGCGGCCGAACTCAGCGCGCTGCGGGCGGCCGGGCTCGACGTCGTCGCCAACGCTGAGGGCACGGCGGATGGGCTGCTCGGCGGCTGGGACGTCGGCCGGTCCTGGGCGCGGGAGGCCGACCAGCATTTCCGTTCCCTCGGTATGCCCGCCGACCGGCCCATCTACCTGTCGGTCGATTTTGACGTCACCGACTCACAGTTGAAGGGGCGAGTGGCAGACGCGCTGCTCGGCGCGCGGTTGGAGCTCGGTGCCAACCGCGTGGGCGTGTACGGGTCGTACAAGGTCATGCAGTGGGCTCGGGCGAACGGACTGGCCCACTGGTTCTGGCAGACCTACGCGTGGTCGGGCGGCCGGTGGGCTGCCGGTAACCACCTGGAGCAGTACCGCAACGGGGTCGCGCTCGCCGGCGGCACCGTCGACCTGACCCGCGCCACCACCGCCGACTACGGGCAATGGGGCTACCAACCGGAGGACGAAGTGACGCAGGAAGAGATCGCGGCTGGTGTGGGCGCCTTCTTCTGGGGGGCCTACCACTACGTGATGCGGGGGACAACCGACACCTTCAACAAAGCGGACGCAGAGACGCAGAAGGTTTGGCGCAACTCTGCGATCGTCCTGCAGAAGGTGCTCGGCGGCCCGGTCAGCGAGGCCAACATCATCGGCGCGGTCAGCCAGGTCGACGAGGCAGTCTGGGCCAAGATCCCCAAGGATGTTACGGCCGCGGAGAAGGCCACCCTGCTGCGGGCCGTCCTCGGCGATGACGCGGCTGCCGTCGGCGCGCTGCTGCAGGCCTGATCCGTGCCGCTGCCAGGTCCGCCGCGCCGCGGCGTCCGAGTCGTCGCCTACGCCATGATGGCCGCCGCCGGCGGCGTCGCGTTCGCGATCCCGGTGTCCAGCATCAAGAGCAGCACGGGCTGGCTGGTTTACATGTGGGCCCTGTTCCTTCTCGTCGGCGGCCTGCTGTGCGGGTACGGCGCGGTCACCGACCGGTGGATCGGCGAGCTGGCGGGGCTGCCGTTGATCAGTTCCGCGTGGGGTGTGTACTTCGTGGTCCTCGCGCTATCCCGCACCGTCAGCGGCGCCGCCGCAGCACTCGCGTTCGGTGCCGTCGCGCTGATCCTGCTGGCTCGCTGGCAGGACGTGTCCAAGGTCAGACGGGAGGCGGACCGCGCTGCCCATCCGGGACCTCGGGAGCTTGCATGAAGGCCAACGAGCTGATCGTCCCGTTGGTCACCCTGCTGCTCGGCGGCGGTGGGCTGGCGTTCCTGCAGGCCATCTTCCGGGGTGTCGGGTCGCTGCGTGGCGGTGCCCGGGCCCGGGAGCGGGAGGCTGTCAACGACCTCGCGCGGGCCCGCGACGCAGCCGATGAGCGGGCCGAGTGGGCGGAGGCGGACCGTGACTTCTGGCACGCGACGGCGGCCCGGTGGCGTTACCAGCTGGTCAGCAAGGGGATCGAGCCGATCCCGGCAGACCCGGTGCCGCCGTCGGCGCGGCGCGGCAAGGCCAGGCCGTCGAAGCTGAGCTAGCGATGGACGTGCTCGTCGTCGTACAGCTGCTCCCGGCAGCCGTCGGCCCGGCAGTCCCACAATCGGACCGGTTTGCCGCACACCGGGCAGCCACCGTACGACGGCGTCAGCTGGTTCTCGTGGCCGCGGGGGCAGACCGTCGGGGCGTCCTCGATCCACACGATCTTCCCGTGTTCCTCGATCGGGATCAGCCGCACCATGCACCGAACCTACGTCGGCTTGAACGACGGAGCTCAGCATTCACGTTCCAGGCCGTTTCCTTGAAGATCAGATCGGAGTGATCGTCATGCTCGCTCGCATCCGTAAGGCTGTCATCGCCGGGCTCGGTGCTGGCATCGCTGCTGGCGTCGGCACCCTCGTGCAGTCCGGCGCGCCCACCAAGGACGAGGTCAGCAAGGCGCTCGGCGTGGCCATCGTCGCCGCTGTAACCGTCGGCTGGGCCACGTACAAGGTCCGCAACGCCCAGCCGGTCAGCCGATGAAGCCCAGCGTTGGACGAGTCGTGCACTATGTCAGCCACGGCACCCCGCTCCGCGCCGATGGCACCCAGGCATTCGCCGCACACTGCCGGGCCGCCATCGTGACCGAGGTCGAACTCGGCGTGCCGAAGAGTCTCGGTGGTGAGCGTGTCGGCCTGGCCGTGCTCAACCCGACCGGCATCTTCATGCACTCGCTCGAAGCCGGGGGGTGCAAGTACCACGACGGCACCGACGTCGGCGGTACCTGGCACTGGCCGGAGCGCGTCGAGTGAGCGTGTGGACGTGGGCGTGGATCGGCTGGGGCGTCTACTTCGCTGTGGTCGAAGGTATGGCCCTGTTCAACTCCAAGCCCGGGGACACACTGTCCGAGCACGCCTGGGCCTGGCTGGGCTACGCGGCGACCGGCCAGGGTCCGCTGCGCCGGCCGTCGGGCTGGACGCGGCTACGCCGGTTCCTGCTCCTCGCCGGCCTGGCCTGGCTGGTCGTCCACCTGCTCACCGGAGGCGTCTTCTAGGTCGCCGACGTCGACTCCGGCCTCGGCGAGGATCCGCTGTACGGTTCCGATGGCCAGCCAGTCGATTACGTCGTCGCCGTGCACGATGCGGTACGCCGAGGTAAGGCGCACCCCTTCACCCCAGACACGAGATCAAAAGCGCTCACGGTCGAGCTGAGACCGTTCTCCCTGGTCAGCGCAACATCAAAGCGGCCCCACTGCCTCTCGAGGTGGTGGGGCCGCTTTCTTCGTTCTCACGTCGCGTTCTTCACGACCCTGCGGGCCCACTCGAACACCGTCCGGCCGACCCGGCGCCGGCGGCCCGCGCCCCGACACATCCGGCAGTCCCGGAACACGCGGCCGTCCTTGCGGTCATGTCGGCCGCGGCCGTGGCAGCACCAGCAGTTGCCGAACGGGAACCACCAACACGACACCGCGTAGTACACCGCCCACCCGAACGCGGTGATCGCGAGGACACCGCGGGGGTGCGCAGCCACCCAGCTTCCGATCCCAGCAGCGCTCACCGGCAGACCTCCGAATCGTGTCGCAGACGTTGTCGCGGCAGCGGATCTTGTCGCGGATCCGCGACATGGCCCGCGACATGGTTGAGCAGGGAAAACACGCTGATGTCGCGTGTCGCGGCACCCCCGCCGGACCACGAAAAACGGGCCCTGGCGGGGGTTGCGGGCACCGACGTCAGCGAGCCGCGACAAGCCTTCATGGGGCCTGGTCCAGCTCCGGCAGTGCCGCCGCCTCTAGGGCTGAACGGCGGGCGCCCTTCAGGTTCGTCCACACCTTCCCGGCCTTCACCTTGACGTCCTGCGTCGGCACCCCGTACCGCTCCAGCGACTCTCGCACCATGTCCGCGGTGATGCCGCCGTAGAACTCCGGCCACCGCTCAGCCAGCCGGGCGGCCAGCACCTGCCACGGCACACCCGCCTCACCGTCGCGGAGCACCGCGAGCGCGTCGGCCAGCATGTTCCGGGCGTGGACCTTCTGGGCCGGCTGGTCCCCGCCGACGACCTGGCCGCGGCGCAACTCGGCCGCCCGGGCCACGATCGCCTTCGTCGTCTTCTCGTCCGGGAAGAACGACCGCACCGGGCCTGGCTTCTCCAAACCGATCATCACGCCCCAGCCGGCGTCCAGCTTCGGCCGGTACACCGTCGCCGTCAGCCCGCGCTTGTAGGCGCCGGTGCCCAGGATCATGTCGTTCTCCAGCTGCCCACCGACCGACAGGCACCAGCGCACCGACACACAGCGGACGATGTTCGGCGGCAGGCTCGTCTTGTCCGGGATCTGCGTGGCCAGGCAGATGTGGATCCCCAGCGCCCGGCCGCGCTTGATCGCCCGCTCCGTGTCCTGCCCGATCTGCTTGTCGAAGCCGAACAGCTCGTGCACCTCGTCCAGCAGCACAAACACCGGGTGCAGGCCCGAGCCGGGCTTCGCGGCGAGTTCGGGGGTCACCTTGCCCAGCGGGGCCTGGCCGCGTTTCTTCGCCGCCAGGATCCGCTTGCCGCGCCGCTCACACTCGGCGAGAACCCAGGCGATCAGGTCCCGGCCCGCCTCGAACGCCTCGTCGTCGACGCCGACGATGTACGTGGAGCACAGGTCGGCCATGTCGAGGAAGTCACCGGTCCCCTTGAACTCGGCGATCTTCATCTCACACGTCGGGTCGAGCAAGGCGATCGTGGCCAGGGTCCGGGCGGCGTACGTCTTGCCGGAGCCGGGCTGCCCGCCGACCAGGTCATTCGTCTCGAACAGGGTCGTGAACACCGGACGCTGCCGCTCATCGGTACCGAACGAGTGCGGGCTGAAGAAGCTGGTCCGGGCGTTCGGGTCCCCGAGGGACCACTTCGGCTGCCCCATCTTCGACGCCGGCTGATACCCGACCCACAGGTCCACCTGCCCGGCATGGTCCGGGCCCGCCGACGGCCACACCTGATCCACCGGCAGGCGCAGCGCCGACGACAGGGCGCCGCGCATCTCGAGCACCTTCACCGCCTCCAGGCCGGCCGGGAGGTTGACCCTGGCCAGCCAGCCCGGGCCATCGACGTGGATGCCGGGGTGCGCGAACTCGATCGACCCCGGCTCCTTCATCGCGGTCAGGTTCAACGCCACCATCGCGTTGCGGACCATCTCACCGGTCAGCTTGGTGAACTTCCGTCCGTGCGTCACCCGGTCCGTGATCGGCTTGTCCACCGGCCGGCCAAGGCGGGCGAACAGCAGCACCGACACCACGGCGGCCGCCCGCCAGGCCAGCGACGGCACCAGGTCCATCGCCAGCACCACGGCCAGGCCGACGGCGAGGATCAGGCAGAGAACGCCGAGAGCGATCCACCGGGCCTGCGCGTTCTTGCTGCGCTTCTTGTCCAGCTGCATCCACACGTGCGGGTCGTTGCTGGTCGCGGCTTTCTGCCGCAGCTCCCAGTTGCCCTGTTCCGCCATCGCCCAGCCCAACACCTTGCCGACTAGCCGGCCGGCGCCCTTCGGCGCGTACCAGGCGGTCTTCGCCATGTACCAGGGGCTGCGCACTCCGTGGAACGCCGCCCAGTACCCGACAGCGCCGGTCAGCTGCTTGGCCGTCTGGCGCCGCTGGTCGGGGCTGAGCAGCCACGCCGGGACGATCGGCTTACGCCGGGCGTCCGTACGGGTGATGTCCGCCCACGTCGTGCCGATCGACACGTCCGGCGGATCCACCGGCACGCCCTGGTGCGCCTCGATCACCCCGACGGTCTCGGCGTCGTCCAGCAGCAGGTCAATCTCCTGGTCAATCACGGTGTATCAGCTCCCCGCCGAGTTCTGAACGGCGATCTCCAGCCGGGCCTTCGTGGCGCGCAGCCGCTTCGACCACGGCATGGTCGGCTCCTCGAGCTCGACACCGATCAGCGCCGAGGTGGCCTGTACCTCGGCGCGCAACGTGAAGAGGCGGACCCGCAGGTCCGTACACATCTGGCAGTCCGCTGCCATGCTGGTGATTCCTCCGTCCCAGGGGGTTGAGGGGCGCGGCCGTGACGTGCAGGTCGGTCAGCCGCGCCCCCGCTCGGCTACCAGTCGACGGTCTCGCCGCGCGACGTCGCCATGTGGCGCAGTGTTGCCGCGCCTTCGCTGGTCGTGTCCGCGTAGCCGTCCTGGTCGATCGGGCCCTTGTAGCCCGACTCGCGCAGCGCGAAGAACCGGCGATCCTTCTTTGACAGCGGAGAGCCGTCCCAGCCCCGCCGCGAATCCGGCAGCTCGCGCGCCATCCGGTCGACGTCTTCCCGGCTCGGCGCCGAGGTGCGCTCCTTGGTGGCGACGTTTCCGCTGGTCGTCGTAGGGACGGACCCGCCCGCGGACCGGCTGCTTCCGTTGCAGCGGCGGCCGCCGTTGGCCTTGCTCTGGCACATCTCGATCTCCTTCTCTCACTGCCTCCGCGCCCGGCGGGCACGGATGTGGTCTGGGACATCTGCCTCGTGCCGCTTCGGGCACGTGGCGTACTCGCCTGGCTTGCTCTCGACCTCGCAGCCGCACGGCATGCGCGTGGTCATCGACCTCACGACGGCACCTCCGCCAGCTCCGGCACCCGGCCGTTGACCCGCTCCAGCTCCGGCTGCTCCTTCGGCGGCCGGTACCGCTGGACGGTCTTGGTGGACAGATTGAGACGCTCGGCCAGCTGATCGTTGGTCGCCTGCGGGGTCCGCTTGTGGGCGCGCTCCACCCGCTCCTTGCTGGTCGGCTGAGGCTTCCGAGCGGGCGGCTCCGGGGTGGACAGACTGTCCACCGGCTCGGGCGGCTGCTCGATCGCCTCAGGGGCGCGAGAGAGCGGTTGCTGCGCGGGCTGCTCGGCCTCCCGGATGCGCCCGCCCAACTCGACCAGACACACCCACGCCACGACCACGAGGCCGTCCACGGTCAACGGGATCAGGTGCGCGGCGCCCGGCTCCTCGCCGTACCGCAGCGCCACACCGACCATGTGCCAGTAGCTGACCCACGCGGCGATGCCGGCGATCGTGGCCGTCGCCGTCAGCCGGGCGAACGACAGGCCGGCCTTGCGCACCGGTACCCGGGCGATCAGCTCGATCGTCAACAGCAGGGCGATGGGCGCCCACGCGGCGATCGCTTGGCTGATGACGTTCCCCGACGCGTGGAGGATGTTGGCGACGATCGACACCACCACGCCCAAGGTCAACGCCGCACGGGCGCCGTGGCGCACGCGCCGCAGCTGCTCCAGGCTCACCGCGTCACCCCCTGGTGCGGCAGGGGCGCCGGTCGCCCGGCGTGGACGCGTTGGATGTCACGGGCCCAACGGTTCGCGTGCTGGTGCGCTGACGCCCGGGCGAACACCCAGATCAGCCACACCATCGGCGCGGCCAGCGTCGCCAGCAGCGCGTTGAACATCAGCGATACCGGGATCTTGGTCTCCGCGTACACCACCGCGGCCACGTACAGCAGGCTCACCGCGGTCAGGATTCGGCGGGTCCGCGCGCTCACCACGCCACCGCCGATCGCATCGCAGGCACGAACCCGCCCGAACACCACGGCAGGCACAGCGTTGGTGCGAGAATGCTCTTCACGGTTCGCAGGTCTCCTCTGCGGCCGAGGCCCCTGAGTCGCGCTGCAATCGCTTCTCGGGGGCCGCCTTGTCTAACCCCCATCATGTCGCGAAAGTCGCCACTAGCGCAAGAGGCCGGACAGACGCGATACTGACGAGATGGTGTTCTCTGTCGCGTTAGACGTAAGATCAACCCCGCCAGAAGACCTAGGCGAGGAGCTGAGCGTGGGGGAGTGGATGAGCGTGGCCGAGGCCGCCGAGGTGCTCGAGGTGGCAGCTCGTACCGTTCAGCGCTCGCTCGCGACGGATGATCGCCGGACCCGAGAGTGGGGTGCGGAGAACGAGGGCTGGCGGCGCAAGCCTCTGGCTGAGCGCACCATCTATCAGCTGCGCCGAAGTGTCGTTCTTCGCAAGGCTGGCCGGAATGATCCATGACTCCATCTGACGCCGGAATGTCGCCAGCCGCGACGACACTGGCGGCGTCCAACCGGAGACATTCAGGGCGACATTCCGGCGTCATTGACGCTACCGTGAGGGTATGACGAACAACGCCCTCCGCGCGGCGCGCACCGCCCTGCGGCTCAGCCAGGACGAGTTCGCGCACGCCTTGCGTGACGCGGGGCTGCGCGACGGCCGGCCCAACGACGCCAGCAAGCGCCTCGTGCAACGCTGGGAGTCGGGTAAGACGGGCACGCCACGCGCAGCGTACGCCCGCGCGCTGGAGATGGTCACCGGCGTACCGATCGAGCTGCTCGGGTTCCCCGCCGGCACCGACACCATGGTCGTCGATGACGGCCGCGGCGGGCACGACCTCGAGGTCCGCGCACCAACGCCGGCGTCCGGGCCCGCACGGGGGCAGAGCTACAGCGGCATCTGGCTCAGCCGATACGAGTACTTCTCATCCGGTCGCGAGAACGCCTTCACCCAGCTGCACCACGTCCTGCTATTGCAGCACGGCGACCGGATCACCGTGCGCAGCCTGCCCGCCTCGGCGAACTCGCTAGTGACCATGGACCTCAGCGTGGACGGCAGCGTCATCACCGGCACCTGGGTCGAGCAGACGAATCCGAACGGCTACTACCGCGGCGCCCGCTACCACGGGGCGATCCAGCTGCTTGCCGAGCCGACCGGCCGTCGCCTGTCCGGCAAGTGGGTCGGCTTCGGCAAGGACGGCGACGTGAACACCGGCCCATGGACGCTGACGTTCCTAGACGCCAACACCAGCAAGGCGACGATCGCCAAGTACGACCGGCCGCCCGAGGGCTAGGAGAAGATGCTACCGATGCCGCCGGTCACCAGGAAGATGATGGCAGGAATCACGAACAAGTAGCCCATGATCAGCCCGGCGATCGCCATGCCACGGCCGCCCTTGCCGTTCTTCGACTCGACCAGCCCGGCGTGCCCGCAGATCACTGCGGCGATGCACGGGATCCCGAAGACACAGAACCCGCCCAGCATGCCAATGATCCCGAAGATCAGCGCGGCGACCGACCAGCCGGACACTGGCGGGCTCTGGGCGATGACGACCTGCGGCGGGTACGGCGTCGGCTGTGAGCCTTCCTGGTAGCCGCGGTACCAAGCCTCCCGCATCTCCCCGTCTGTCGGTTGGTACGGCTGGTTTGAGTCGTCGCTCATGGTCCGCCCCTGGCGTCCGGGCTGGGTGTGGGCTGGGTTGGTGCGGCCGGCCCCAGCCCGGGTACCGGCCGCAAGCACAGAGTGGACGGCCCACGCAAGGCTGCGGAACAGTTACGGGAATGGATGGGACGATCGGTGAACGAAATCGGCCAGTCGTACGCCTTTGATGTCCGTCTGTCAGTGAAGATGTGCAAGCTGCACGATGAAGTTACCGAACGATTAGGACTAGTAACAATCACAGGGCCACAAAGCCGGACGGACCAGTATCTAAATCGGTCTGACCACTGTTGTTGATCTCGACACATGAGGATGATGCCCTGATGTCTCAGCTTCCGCGAGCTGAGACATCCCAGGGGGATTCAACGGAGGGCGGCAATGACAACCGAACCAGGACGCCAGCGGCGGCCATACAACCCGATCGACGACGATGGGGCCACCACGCAAGACCTCAGGGACCGCTTCCTCAGGGCGTCCAACCCGGACCCCGCGCCAGTCACGGCCGCGGACCAGGCGCTTCGAGTGCGCGGCGCGTGGATGATCCGAAGCGGCATCGTCGTGATAGCACTCGCCCTGGTCATCGCCGTCGTGTGGTACGCCGGGTTCAGCGAACACATACCGTCGCCGTTCCTCATGCCGCTCTACGGCG